CGGAGAAGAGGTTCACCAGTCCGATGAAGTTCTCCTGGGAGGCGCTGCCGATGGTGGCCATGCACTTGTTCACCACGTTGTAGTCCACGCCAGGGGTCGGAATGAACGAACCGATGCGGTAGACGATGATGATGAACAGGACGAAGAGAATCTTCTTCCTCAACTCTTTGGTTTTCAGGGCCTGGATTAGTGTCTTCACTGGGGGTGAATCTCCTTGTTGATGTATAAGTTGCGTGGTTTTTATGCGGCTTCCGACAGTTGGTCAGCCATGTTCGCCTGTCGCATGCGATTCAGCATGTCTTCCGTTTTCCTTTGCACACGGTTGAAACGTATGGTTTCCACCGGGCCGGATAACGGTCGATACTCCACGTCCAAATGAGCACCCTCGAAAACGGCGGACAGGACCGATCCCATGCGGACACCGTTGTCGATTAGCAGGTCACGGGCGATTCCACGCCAATCCTTGTTCGTCCAATGTTTCAGGGCTTCCGTGTAATGCTCATGCTTGTAGAAGCTGAGTAGGTCGGCTGGAGTGGATCCTCTCACACCATCGTCGCGAACCCATCCTCCGTCCCGGTAGATTCTTGTGGTGGGTTTGCCGCTGACGACCAAGATGAAACGTTCGTCGGCGATGCTTGCTTTCACGTCGGCTCGATAGCCGTGGTCTTTCAAGGCGGGAAGGATCGCCGCATATTCACGGCTGAGTTGGTCTGGATGATTCATTTTTGCCCCCCTACTCCAATTAGTGCCGGTCTATGGAGGTGGCAGGGATTTTCGTGGCACTGGCTTCCGAAGGGCTCATTGTTTTTCCTCTTTCATTTCTATGTGAACGTATTCAGTATAACAGGCAAATGGGAAAACATTTTAAGAACCCCCCGAGCACAGCCTGCTCACATACGCCGGGACCCCGGTCTTGTTGAAGATATCGAGAATGAGCTGCACATTGCCGCTCGGCGCGACCGCCATATCCACCCACCGCACCGTGGACATAGGACCGTCCGACATTGGCATTTTCTCAAACACGGTAGCCCCGACGCACACATGAACTTGACTTCTCCCCACGGCTAAAGCCGGGGGATTCTAAGCTTTGATGGGACGTGCGTCTCCGGGGTAGCACCCGGATGGCGTCTTACGGTCCCGTGGGCTTCAGGGACAAGTCCTGCCCTGATGAGCATGTTCAACGCCGCGTTCTTATCACGGTCCTTCGCCATTCCGCAATGCTGACAGCGGTATGTACGCACTTTCAGTCCGATTGGAGGATTGGCTATCTCCCCGCATTCGGAGCATGTTTGCGTGGTGTATGCCGGGTTGACCGGAATGAGTTTGCGACCGTTCTTGACGGCTTGCCATTGCAGTATCTGGATGTTCGTGGCGATAGCGGCGTCTTGGGCGTTGCGAGCCATGTTGGTTTTCGATAGGAACTTCGGCTTGAAGTTCTCGCTGGCGATGATGTCGTTGCGTTCGCACACATGTTTGGCCCACGTGTGGGCAACGGTGAGACGTTGCCCTGCTATGCGCTGGCAGAGTTCACGGTATTGTTTCCTTGCTTTCTTGTAGCCTTTCGACTGGTTCGGATATTTGACGCCCTTCTTATGCCTGCGCGCCATGCGTCGTTGCAGTCTCACCACTTGGCGGTGGCGCGCCCTTTCGAATCCCATGTGGGGGAAATCGTCTGGGGAGTCTTCGGAAACCTCGCCCGTCGAAAGATTCAATCCGACCGTGGAGGCGGTGGTTTTGACACCCCAGTCCATACCGACCGCGTGCCCCGTTTCCGGGAGAGGCTTCGATTCCACCTCTACCACGAACGAGGCGTACCAGTGTCCGTCGGGCGACCTGTACACTCGGACGCTCTTGGGCTGTGAGGGCAGTTCGCGGGACCATACGACGGGGATAATCATGCCCTTCGGCAGTTTGAGCCGGGTCTTCCCGTCCTGTTCCACGAGGGTGAATCCGCCGATGCGGTAGTTGAGTGATGGCAGTGTGGTCTTGCGGCTCTTATGCCGTGGCATTCCCGCCTTGCGTTTCCTTGAGGATGTCTTGCGGTCGGAGACGGCTTTCCCTCTGGATTGGCTGTAGTCCCTGACTATCTGCTGTTGGGGTACGCAGGAGTGTGCGGCGAGCCATTTGCCGCCGGCCTTGTCCGTCTTGCTTGCCCTTAGAAAGGTGAGGTATTTCTGCGCCTGCGCGGCTCCGAACGTCTCGCCGCGTTCGTATCGAGCTTGGGATTCGTCCACCATGCGGTTCCATACGTATCGGCACGCGTCCCATTCGGCAAGCAGATAACGTTCGGCCTGCTTGCCGGGGCGTAGCCTGTATTTGTATCGAACCTTCATGGAAAACATTATATCACACCACATTTATCTACTTATATGACGCGACTGCCATATAATGGCAGACATGGGAAAGATGGACAAGGTGAAACACAACAACAACGTGACCTACAGATGCCACTACCACGTCGTGTGGTGTCCGAAATACCGGCGAAAGGTGATAACCAGCCTCGACCCGAAACTCGACAACCCGCCAATCGACGGAGACCCCGGACCCGTGGACGAACGGCTCAAACAGATAATACGAGAAGTCTGCAAGGAAACCGGAAACGACATACTCGAACTGGAAACCATGCCCGACCACGTGCATCTCCTCGTGGACTGCGACCCCCAGTACGGCATCAACAAACTCGTCCGACTCATCAAGGGCAGAACCAGCAGATACCTCCGCTCGGAATTCCCCTCACTCAAACGCCGCCTGCCGACGCTATGGACGAACAGCTACTTCGTCGCAACCGTGGGGGGAGCGCCGCTCTCCATAGTGAAACAATACGTACAGAACCAACGCAACGTATAAGAAAAAGGCGGCTCACCCCAGTCTTAAAAGACGGGGCTTGCGCCGCCAATTTCGGTCATTCTGCGCTTCGGCTACCGCATTGAATAACGGGTCGATGGCGTTGGAGTAGCGTGCCTGGAATACTCGGTTGTTGGCCGGTTGATCCCAGTGTGCTTCCGTGCCATCGATGGTTTCGACGTGCGCCTGTTCCTTGCCTTTGAACGCCTGTTCCAACGGCTTGTCTACCAGTCCGACTCGGATCGGGCCGGCTGGCGGGCAGGCGCGTCGTCCTAGGTATGGCATGTATACGGGGTGTTGGATTGCGGCTCCGATTCTGATGAGGAGTCGCAGGTCCGTGGATTCCAAGCCGACGGTGAATGTGGAATCCTGTAGATATTCCTTCGTCTCCAACGGGTTGGGTTTGCCGTCAGCTCGTTTGCCCATGGTTTGGAAGTCCGTCAACCGTGGGCCTGTGTGGACTGGTTGCACGCCGAATCGGAGGGCTGCGAGGTCGCTGATGTCGCTTCCGCGGGCACGTCCCAAAGCGGATGCGACGAGTCCGATGACTCCGCTTTTGGTGGGTAGGCTGCCGGTGTTGCGGTGCGTGTACCCGTCTTCGGTGGCCCATGATTGCAATGGGCCTTTCAACTGGAGGAGTAGGGTCGGCATGGTGATCAGAGTGCCTTGATGACGGTGCTGGTGGTTTCTGTGACCAGTTGGGGGAGTGTGAGCAGTGTTTCCTGCTGCTCCTTGCCCATCGCCTTGCGCGCGTTCAGGTCGGCCATGGTGAACGTGTCGGCTGCGGCCAGACCGTACGTGTTCTGATAGTCGGCCTGCTGTTCGAGCAGTCGTTGCACGCTGGTGGGAATCGTGTCCGTGGTGACCGGCTTCTCGTAGGCCTCTACAAGGTTGATGGGCCGGTCGGTGCGGATTACGGTTTCGATGAACGAGGGGAGCGTCTGATGTCCGAAACTGTTCTGCTTGCCGGATGGCAGGCTCAATGCGAAGGCGTTCAGGAACGTGGACAGGGCGAGCCGCACAGCTTCCTTATCGTATCCGAGGTTACGGTTCAGCAGGTTCACGTCGACGCAGGCGTAACGGTAGAGGGTGGCGCTCAAGTATCCGGTTTCACCGATCATGCCGGCGCCGCTCGTGTTGTCGCAGTCGTCAACAGCCGCATAATAATCGTTTTCCACGTCGGCTCGGTTCACGCTGATGGCGTGCGCGAACTGGCTGGCCGCATCCACCACGTACTCGCTGCCGGTGCCCTTGTCGCTGCTGGCGCTCATTCGTCCGAAGAACGCGATGTCGATGCTCCGGTCGGAGTCGAGCAGCTTCTTGATGTCCGTACGATGGGAGGCGACGGACTTCTTCGGATCGGTGCTGCCGTATGCCTCTTCCGCATATTGGGCGAGCTTCTGCCACTGCTGTTCACCGAAGAACTGGAGCGCGCTAGTGCTGCCGGGTCGGTTCTTGTCAGAGGGAAGGCCGGCCGCCTTCATCAGTTCGCCGGTGACCTTCAGCAGATGCTCGTCCTCCGGATCACGGTTGATGCGCTGCGCGATCATCTTGGTGAACTCACGGCTGCGCGAGCCGAGCCTGCCGGTGTCGAGGGTGTCGCGGAAGTTGTCGCGAATGGCCTTCTTCCATGCTTGTGAGCTGACGCGCATACGTGGCACGCCACCGTAGATGGAGGTTTTGGGTCGTCCGTTCTCGTCGCGATTGAGGTTGGCGGGCGGAAGGGTCTGGATGGCGTGGATGTCGATGAACAATCCCATATTGTTTCTCCTGATATTTGGTTTTTCTTTGGTGGATGGTGGATTGGTTCCGTTTTGTCCGTGGGGGGGGGCTGTCGGGCGGGAAGCCCCCGCGAACGATGGTGAGGACTAGTTGAGGTAGGCGGGCTTTTTGCCCTTCGACAGCGCGACCAGAACGAGTGCAGCGAGACTCGTGGTCCGGTCCGCATCGAGAGCGAGAATCGCGTAGGAATATGCGTCCTCCATCTTCCCGTCCCACCATGAGAGATAGGCGGCGACGGCAAGGGGATGGGCGCGGTACTTCTTCTCCGAGGCAAGGTCGGTGAGACCGCATGCGGCTGTGATGGCATTGTGTAGCCGGTCGTGGTCGGGTTTGATGTCGGGGTTGGTGAACCCGTCGGCAAGTGTTTTGGAAAGAAGCCTCTTATAGTATGGCGTGTGGGCTTTCGCCGCGAGGTTGATGATGGTCCCGATCTTGAATCGTGGGTTGATGGCGGCGGCGATTGCCGCATCCCTGACGTTGAATACTTCGGACATGAGGTCCGCGAACCCTTCGAGTTCCGTGTCTTCGTCGGCGTATCCTTCGCAGGCTTTCTCCCATGCTTGGAGCATGGGGGTGGCGAAGGTGCGGATTGCTTTTTCGTGCCCGTATGCCAGTGCCTGTTGGCGGTATTCTTCGATGAGTGTGTTGGTCTTGGGTTTTTCGATGATGTTGGTCATTGGTTCCTCTTTCTGTTTTATGTGGACATATTCAGTATAACAGAGAAAAGTCAGATGTCAATAAAAGTGGCTCACAGGGGTTTATCCCCGCATGTGCGGGGTAGGTTGCTTTGGCTTTGGTGTCGTTTTTCCTGATGAAGGCTTATCCCCGCGTGTGCGGGGTAGGTAGTTTAGTTTTCACCGTTTTTGAGGTCATGCGTGAGCCGTCTATGCAAATTGCATACCTGTTTCCTGAGTTGATTGTCCATTGATCGCAGGCCGGCGGACAATCAGTTGAGCAGTCGGCCCCAGTCGCGCCGCACTGTGTTTGCCGAGTCCGGTTTGCTGAGTCTCGCCAGATCCAATGCCAGCAGGGCGTGGTCCAGTGGAATGTCGTGCTCGTTCAACAGTCGGATTATTCTCAGACAGAATGGTGCGGCTTCCTGCATATTGTGGGTGTTCAACAGTTTCCGGTAAAGTTCGTCAACGTCTTCGCCGGTATCCGCCAATATCCGTAATGCTTTGTTGAAGCGTTCGCCTTCCTTGTACATGGGTTTGTATTGGTTGCCTTGCTGGTGGTAGGCGTATAGGCCGAATGCGTACCATGAGGCTTGTTCCATGCGCGTGGGTTTCGCGTACCCGCGGTATTTCATGCCGTTCAACGACCATTTGGATGCTTTCGGATCCGAGCCGCAAGGTTTTTTGAAACTGTTGCGTAGGTTGGCGAGGTCGGCGCGCGTGTAAGTGCCGTTCAGGTAGCCGTCTTGCAGACGGGCGAATCGGGGTCGTGCCCAGGCGAGGTAGCTGTTAGCCAAGGTCGGGTTCCTTCCCGCCTGCCAGATAGGGGAGCATCGCCGTATCGGCTTTGGCCCAAGCATCATGCGGATTGTCTCCGTTGCCGACCTTCGGCCATGCCTGTTTGACGAGTTTGTCCACGATGGCGCTGACGTTTGCATGTTCATGGATACGCCGCATATCCAAGGTCATGTGGTCTTGGCGGATTCGTGCGATGCTGCTGGACTGGCTGCCGTATTGGGCTGCAACCGTGTCGAAGCTGACGGTCGAATTGAAGTTCGATGCCCATAAGAATGTTGCGGGATAGTGTTCGTCGCCGTCAGGTTCAACGAACGCCTTATCCCATTGCGTCCATAATGGTCGGTCGATCAGCGGGCCGAACGTGAGGTTCACCGGTTTGGGTTTGCCGGTCTTGTCCTGAGTCCAGAAGGCCATGTATTCGTTTTCCGGGGTCGTCCATTCGGAACGGTTCCCGTAGGTGACGTAGGCGCCGGTGCATAGGCCGTCCGTGTTCCAGAGCAGTCGGATTCGGCGGGACGGGTACGTGTAATAGTATGCGGGGCCGGTGGCGTCCGGTTCCATGTCCGCGCATTCGAGCGGTGGATACTCCCAGATGGGCTTGTTGCCATTATTCGTGGGACAGAAGTTCAACACTAGGGTCTCCCACAGGTTGTTTCCGTCGATGATGGCAATAGCGAGTCCTCCGGCCTGCGCCACCCCCTGTGGGGTACGTTTGCCTTCCGCGGCTTTCGGGTCGCCGTTCATGCCGGTGTGGACTCCGGCCACATCGTACATGTTGCAGACGAGCAGCATTCGTGCCGCTTCCGCAGGGGTGACGGGCTTGTATGGGTCGTGGGTCTGCCAGAGGGGGCGTTGCATTGCGGGGTGGAGTCGGGTGAAACCGTAGTCCTTGGGTTTGCCTTGCGGCATCATGCCGGCGACTTGCAAAAACGGTTCTGTTTCCGACATGAGGTCGAACCGGTATGCCCATGTGCACAGGTAATCGAGGATTTCTGGGTCATGGCCGTTTTCCATGATACGTTTGGCGGCTTCCGACGACGAGTATCCGTTCTGGCGCGCACCGTACATGATAGAGAGCAGCAGTCGGATAATGCTGACTCTTTCTAGCGGGTCGGCAATGTCCAGTTGACGAATAGAGGCCGGATGGCCGAACAGGGTCTCCAATGAGTAGAGCTCATGCTTGCCGTTTGCCAGAACGGGAATCCATGGTTCGGTGGTGAGATTGAACGAATTGTTTGCCATAAGATTTCTTTCGACTATTACGGTTAACGGTTAGAAAAGCAGCAGCAGGCCCAGCCCGTAGGCCTTGCCATGACCGACACCGGCAAGCATCGCCTGGGCGAGCTTGTCCCTGTCGGTGATGGTGAACGATCCCGTGTATTCGACGGTGTGGAACGTCAGCTTACGGCCTTGACGGTTGAACCGGGTGGCGTGAACGTCGAGAATATCCAACGCATCCAAACGGGCTCCGGCCTGGGTGAGCTTGCCTTCCGCCCACTGGTGCATTCCGGCGGGAGTACGCAACGGTGTGCGTTTCCCGTCCTTGCTGACTACCGGTGTGGCCGTCAACGTGAAGCGACGTGTCTCACCGTTCTGTAGCTTGTCGAGGAACGGCCGGTAGTCGAGCGTGTTGATGATCGGCTTGCCCAAGCGGGCTTCCAGCCGATCCGTATCCAACTGGTCGGAGACGATGTACAGCCTGTCCCCGTCCAAACGCCACAACGGGCGGCTACTGCCGGAGGTGGCGGCGCTGACCACGGCGTGAATCGCTTCGGGGGAGCGCAGCACTTTGCGCACGTCCGGGTTGACTGGGTTGAGAGTTATGCGCGTGAATAACGGCATGTTAATCCTTGTCTGGAACGAGTTCCGGGTTTGCTTCTGTCGTGATGGCTTTTCTTCGTATATTGACGATTTCCCGGAACGATTTTTCGGCGACTCCGGTTTTCCGCCCCGATGAAAGGTGAACCGGCTGGCCGAGATATTTGAAGGCGATCTTGTATCCGATAGGTTCCGACATGAAGTATCGGGTGACGCGAATGTGGTTGAACACCCATCGGACGACTTCGATATCCAGACCGTATTCTTCCGCGTATGTCTTGTATGATTTCATGGTTTTCTCTTTCAACGCGCTTCGATGGTGACGGGCTTCTCGTAGCATTGGGGAACATAATTCTTGTCGAGCGCCCAGTTGTTGATGAAGCGGAGCGGGCAGGATTGGTCCCATACGCGCTGTAGTTCCGAGACTGGCAGCACCTTGTATCCGGCTTCTCCGTTCGTGGAGAGCATGTACCCGTATTTGCCGTTCTTGTCGGCGTCGCCGTTGTCGAGCAGGTAGATTTTGTGGCAGCCGTCCCATGCGAATTCTGTGGCTGGGCTGGTTTGGCCGTTGATTGTGATGCTCATTGGTTTCCTCTTTCATTTCTATGTGGACATATTCAGTATAACACGTAATTAGGATAATGAAAACAAAAAAAGCGCACCGAAAACTCCAGTGCGCTTAGCGAAGCAGAATACGATCAGCCGGCAGAACGCCAGTCGCCACCATTCTGTTCCATGAACCGTTGCCGTGCCCGTTGCTCCCATGCGGGGGAACCGGGCTTCTCACGGTGGATCCAGCTCATCACCGAAGCCGGTTTGATGCCGTTCGCGGTGATGATCGTATGCTCCGGCTTATAAGGACTGCCATCGCTTAGATACGTCATCCTCAACTCATCGTGATCCGACCGGAACGTATGGGTTTTCGCATCGGCCACCGTGTATTCAATGGATTGGTCACGGCGGGCCAACCGTACGGCATCCTCGGTGCCGCGATGTTTTGCAGTCAGGCGGAGCATCGCCGCTTGACCGACATCGGGCCCCAAACCGGAGAATGGTTTCTCGACTTTTTCATTCGGGTCGAACACATCGGGTTTCGACTCCATGAAATACCGGTATTCACGTTCGTTGTCGCACAATGCGTCGCGCAGCTGACGGTAGCGGCGGGTCGGTTTCCGCCCGTTCAGCAACTGTTTTTCCAGTTTCTTGAAGTCCTTGGACTGACGGTATTCCTTACCTTTTTCCGGATTCCAGCCGTCCTCCTGGAGTTCATGCAATGCGTCGGCGAAAGCCATCTTGTCATCGAACGCGCTGCCGTTGATCAACCCGCGATTCACATTGGCCTTGTATAGGCCGAGCATTTGCTCGTTGAGTGGTGCGAGGTGTTTTTCCGAGGCCGCATCATATCTGGCCTGTTTGGTTTGGGCTCCCTTCAATGCGGCCTGGTAGCGGAGCTCCGCCAGTTCGCCGGGGAAGCGTGGCGTGTCAGGGCCTCCGACATGCTCTCCCGGTTGTACTGGCCTCAAGCCGAGTTCCCGTAATGCCTTGTCCGGGTCAACGGCGGTGTCGAGAATATGCTGTCGTGTCTCCTCTGCCAGTTGGATACGATCACGGGCTTTCACCGGCACCCCGTCGTAGGCGGCTTGCACGTGGTCGGCCAGATAATCGGCGCGTGAGCCGTCGGCGCCCATAGGGTCGTAACGGAGATTGGCGACGATGAGGGGCATGTCATCGGTCTCGCCGGGCTTTGCCAGTCTTGCGACCAGCTCGTCTAGTCGGCTGGCCGCATACTGCGAGTAATCGGCGACATCCGGATCCATGATGATGTTCGTTTCTGCGGCGAGCATCGCATTGTTCAACCGTTTCCGTTCGAAGTCCGTCAACGTGTCGCCGGAGGGCAGACCGGTATCCTGTTCCTCCGCGAATTCGCCGTTCGCTCGACGGCGTTGTTGCTTTGCGTGTAAGGATTTTCTGGAATCAACCATTTGGGTGCCTCTCGTTAAGGACTGTTGGTTTTTCAGATTATCTGCACGGGGGTGGCGGGATCCTTGTTTTTTTCGGGAACTGTTTTTTCCATACAAGGAAGGCGGCTACGAAGAGCCGCCGATGATCGACCCCATTAGCCGACTTTTACTATCTGTTCGATTAGTTCTTTGCCGCGAAGTTGCTCCACCCACTTTTCCGGTATCGCTTCGCGCCCGTATAGGATTCCGGCCATGCCTCCTGCGACTGCTGCCGTGGTGTCGGTGTCGCCGCCGAGGTTGACGGCGGCGAGCACGCAGTCCCGGTAGTTGCTGGTGTTGGCCACACACCAGATGGCGGCGTTGAACGTGTCTTTCACGTAGCCGCCTGATTTGACGGAATCACGCCCGTAACCTTTCGCATATGAACCGAGACGACCTAAACCGTTGCCGTGCAACGCTGACCGAAGCAGCTGCACCCAAGCCCAACAGCATTCTTGGCTCAACCGGTGGGCGTGCGTGATGGCGCTCACCTCACCGACTGTCTCCCGGCCGGCGTCGGTGAATGCGAGCGGCATGATACGCATCAGCGAACCGTTGCCGTTGTCCCATTCGCCATGGAGTCCATGTCCTCGGTGGAGTGCTTCTCGTACGGTGTTTCCGCAGTCGAACACGTTTCCGTCGATGGCATATTCGCCGTCATATAGCCAAGCGTTGAACCGGTGCTGCATGTCCTCGATGTCCACTTGCCAGTCGTTGCCGATCAGCGAATCCAGGGTGGCGAGCATCATGCTCGTGTCATCCGACCAAGTGCCGGCCGGCTGATTATGCGTGCCGTGTCCGATCATGTTTGCGCAGGCGAAAGAGTCCCGGTCTTGGAATTCGTATGGCACACCCAATGCATCGCCGACTGCCTGCCCGTAGACGGCCGCGCGAAGCTGTTCGATGGTTTCGATCACTCGTAGCCTTCCGCCGGAGCGAGCAATGCCTGTCTAATCCGCAGGAACGCGCGATACCGTCTGAAGTCCGGGATTGGTATGTTCGGGTTGCCGAGAATGTTCAGCACGTCGTCGCCGGATAGTCTGGTCCGACCGGAGAAAACATTCTTCGTCTTGTCCCCCCTCCAACCGATTTGTTCGCCGACATCAGCCAGAAATAGGTGCTCACAGTCGGCACCTTCGCGCATGGCCTGGATCAGGAGACTGCTGTCAGCTCTCATTGTTTGCCGTTCTTTTCTTGCACAGGTCAAGCATGGGCTGCAAGTCAGGTTTCCCGCCTTCGCGTTCAATCCGCACAGCATGCGCGGCCATAGGCAGTAACCGTTCCAGATTCGAGTCCATGACTTTGCGGTTCAGAACACTGTCCCAGTTTGTGGTGATGCGTCGGAATGCGTTGTGGAATTGTTCGACTACTCCGAATCGTTCGATGTCGGAACCGTATACGGGGTTCATATTGTCCACAGTGAGACCGGACACCATCTCATAGTCCTTCGCTTGCCCGTCGAGCAGTCGGGCGAGCACCAGAGCATTCTCCTCAAACTTGTCAGCCGGCAATCCGAGTGCGCGCATCCCGTTGACTGCCCATTCGTGGTCCGTTTCCGGAAGTCTCCATGAGCAGCCTCCGCCGTTCAGATGGAACTCGTACCCGTACACATCCTTCAACGTTTTCGCCGCGATTTCGCGCGTATGGTCATGCTGGATCCGATGCCAGGCGCGTAATGCTTCGCAGAGCATCGCGTAACAACCGTTCAACTCCAGCTGCTCATAGGTCATTGTCCTGCTCATTACGATTCCTTAACCGTTAATAGGATTCCATTGGATCCAACGAGACCGACTTTGTTGCCGTCCACAAGTATCCACCCCTTGACATACCTGTTGCCCTGCAGCCACGTGGCCTCGGTTCTATCTTCCGGCAGCTTCTTGGATGGGCATCCGCCGATATTTTCGCAACGCAGATGACTGACATTGAACGTCCGTTCCGTCTTTTCCGTGAACGTCAAGTACTGTGGCTCCGTTCCGGTTGTAGTTGACAACCAAAGCAGTCCAATTGCCCAGGCGGCGATGATGAGGCTTGTGATGCATGCTTGGCATTTTTCCCAACCTAAGCTATCGGTGAGGTCTCTGCAGCGAGCGAGTATCAGAAACATGACGGATACGGAGACGATTGCAATGACCAGAAACCACCCAGTATTCAGATGGAATTCCCCAGGCAGAGAATTCAACCAATCGGAATAGTCAACCATCATTGTCCTTTCCTGTATCCGCCGATATGTCGAATCGCATACAGAACCGCGACGCACAGCATGATTCCGCTGACCGGCAGACCGATGAACGGGGCATGCCCATGGGTCAGGTTGGATACGTCTATCAGCAGGCATGTCAACGCATACATGCCGAGCAGTACGCTGAGCTTCCCGAACACCCTACGGATCATCCGATTCCCAGAGGCCAATAGTTCGGCGCCCATCCAGCTGACGAGCATTAGCAGGATTACATGCGATGTGAGGCTGGTGAAGCTCATTGTTCGTCTTTCAACTGCCAGCCGCATTCGATGTAACTGTTGCCTGCACAGGGAACCTGTTCGCCGTTTCCTAGGGTCACGTATGTGGCTTGCCTGTTGGCTTTCTCATCAGGGGCCAGCTGTCTTGGGTGATCCCAATCGCAGGTTGGTATAACATTTATCCCGCTATAGGTATATAGGGCTCCACCTACGCAGTCCACTACTTTTTTGTCCTTCAACTGGATGGTGTAGGGGCCGAGCTTGGCGCCCTTCTTCTCTTCTGCTTGCTGGGTGTCGATTTTTTCAAAGTTTTCTTGGACTTTCTCAGGATGATTTGAATTCCAGATGACAGCCGAAGTTACCAGGATTATAACGAAGGCGACAAGCAATCCGATAAGCACATATCCGAATTTGTCTTTGCCTTCAGGCCGCTCGTTCAGCATGGAAGTCCTCCTCTTTTATCGGTTGTACTGAGATGATCGCGTCCACGTCGGCGTCCTTCAAATGGACTCGTACCGGTCGTCCGGTTTTGTTCGCTTGGATTTGCGCGTCATGCACGGTTTTCACGTCCGGCCAGGCTTCCATTAGTTCCTCGTTGCTTTCGCAGCCGTTGATGACCGGCACCCAGTCGGGATGCTGGTTCATGAGCGTGCTGGAGAGTATGGGGGCGGTCATGTCGTGCAGTTCGTTCATGGCGCTGTAGGCGGCGATGGTGAAGAACAGGCGTGATTCCACGCTATTGTCAGTGCCTTTTGCGGACTGGTCGATGAGGTCGGCGAACGCTTGTTTGAACTGTTCGCTGACCTGTTGAATCGCGTCGTATACGCTGCCGGCGTCATTCCAGTTGATGCTGGTGGAGCCCAATGCGGGCGGCGGGAATCTTTCGCTTGCGTCTTCGGTGATGTCGTCGTTGAACGTGAATCCGGATGGTATCTGTGCCATTTTTTCTCGCTCCGGTCAGGCGATGAGACTCAACAATTCCGCATCGTCGGGAGTCCCGTCGCTGAGGACACTGTCATACTGGGGTTCCCGGTTGGATGCGATGTCGAGTTCGGTACGAGGCAGTTCCACGTTCGGCCCGATCTCGTTTTGCAGATACTTGTCTGCACCTTGTGGCTCGAAGATCCAATTTTTTGGCTGAGGTGGAAGTACTACGCCAGAAACGCGGCCGACAGTCCCGTTGACAAGTTTGAAGACGCCTTGGAATCGTCCGTTAACCGATTCCACGATCATACGGCCCTCGATGTTTTCAGGGAAATCCGGGGTTGCGTTCCTTATCCCGATGGTGCCGATGAACCGGCTTCCGTCTGCGAACGTGTGGGTGACACGGTAGCGTTTGTTGTATGCCATGATGGTTCCTTTTTTTGATTGTTTTTATGTGGACAGTTGTTGTGGATTGTGGATAACCGGTCAGCGTGGCGTAGGGAACGATTCTCCGGCTGAGAACTTCAACTGGCGGAGAGGCTTGCCCTTACGCCACTTGTTCCACGCCTTGATGGTCAATGCGGCGATGCGTACACGGTTGTCGCGGGCGGAACGGCCGGCCTTGTGAGGCTGAGCCATCAACGTGTTTCGCAGTATGAGGATCGGATCGTCGGCTTGCAGGTTCGCGCCGCTGGCGAGGCTCATGAAGAACCTGTTGGCCGCATCCGTGTCGATGTGCGCGAACGTCCACCAGAGCGAGGCGAACATGCTGCTGGTCAGCATGTCCCCGGATTGGCTACGGAACGCGCGCGATGCGGCGAGCACGTCCGCCAGTTGCGGGGTCTGGTCGATGAACGAGATAATCTCACCGCGCGTGGGTTTCAAATCGTTCTGAGCGGCGGCCTCCATGCCCAGCTGGTCGGCCAGATACACGGCGCGGGCCAGTGAGGCGAGCTGCGTGGAGTTCTTTTCTCCGCGCAAGGTGAGCACGTCGCCCAAGGTGCGGGTTTTTCCGCTGTCCATGGTCTGCTGGGTTTCGTCTTCCAACCCTCGGATGACGAGCGTGGTCAACGGCTTGTCGGCGGCGATGACGGCGAGCAGACGATGCTGGCCGTCCAGCAGTCGCCCGTCTTTGCCGAATTTGATGGCCTCACCGTTGAACCGCCATTCGCCGTTGCGCATTTCGCGGGCGAACAAGTTGACGTTGTCTCGGCTGATACGCCGGTTGTTGACGTTTTCGCCGAGCATGGTTTTCGCTATTTCCGGGGTGATGGTTTCCACTTTGGCGGTGATTTTCTCTCCCATGATCTGTTTCCTTCTATTTTTTTCTGTGGGTCAGATTCCGGTCGTATAGCCCTGCGGCATGTCCTTGAACTTGCTGTTGGCCCCAAGGAAAGCAAGGTGGAAAGTCTCGGTCGGGCCGTTGCGATGCTTGGCCATGATGATGTCGGCCTCACCGGGCCGGTCTTCCTTGTCATAGGCGTCGGGACGGTGTACGAGGAACACCACGTCGGCATCCTGTTCGATGGAGCCGGATTCGCGTAGGTCACTCATCTGAGGCACTTTGTCGGCGCGCATTTCCACGTTGCGGTTCAGCTGGCTGAGGATCACGACCGGCACCTGCAGTTCCTTGGCCAACAGTTTGAACTGGCGGCTGAAGTCGCTTACCTCCTGCTGACGGTTCTCGGTCATGCGCCCGCTGGACATGAGCTGCAGATAGTCGACGACCACGAGTTTCAGATCTTTTGTCTCCTTCAACCTGCGGCATTTCGCTCGAATATCAGGGACCTTAAGATTCGCGGAATCATCGATATACAATGGCTTGTCCTCGAGCTTCTGCCAAAAACCGTTTACGGTTCGCCATCGTTCGTCGGTCATCTGAGACGGGTCGCGGAAAACATTCAACGGAATGTTCGTCTCGGCGGAGAACAGGCGTTGCGCGATTTCCTCACGGCTCATTTCCAAGCTGAAGACGACTGTGCATTGGTCGTCATGAATGGCCGCATTCCGTGCGAAGTCCATTCCCAACGTGGACTTTCCCATGGCCGGGCGTCCGGCGACGACGATCATCTGCCCTGGTTGCAGACCGTGGGTCACGTCATCGATGTCCCTGAATCCGGTGTGGACTCCTTCGGTGATTTCCCCCTTCTGAATCTTGTCGAGATGGTCAAGCATGTCGGTGGAAACCGTATAGATGTCCTTGTAATCGGTATTGGAATCGTCTTCTCCGATATGGAACGCCTCGTCCAAGGCGTTGCCGATGATACTGTCGGTGTCGGCGTCGTTCGCATGACCCATTTGCGCTATGCGGGTGCCGATGGCGATGATGTCGCGTCGTTTCGCCGCGTCTTTGACCATGTTCGCATAGATGCCGACATTCGACGTGGTCGGAGCATAATCGATGAGCTTGCCGACGTAGTTCAGGCCGCCAACACGATCAAGCATTTTCCGCTCGGTCAATGTTGTACAAAGCAGTGTGGCGTCAACGTCGCCATGTTGATCGGACAGGTCGCAGATCAGACGATAAATCGTTTTGTTGTTCGGCTGGTAGAAGTCGTTTTCCGTGATTTTCTGACGCGCCTCGTCAATGGCGGTACGGGATTGGAGCATCGCACCCAATACGGTGCGTTCTGCTTCATCCTTGTGTGGTAGTTCCTGGTTAAACGGATCGTTCATTGCTTGCTCGCCTCCTTGTCCTCGGCCAGTCGGATTTTCTTCGCCTGCTGCTCGAGGTATTTGATTTCTTCCTCGATGCGCTCCAGACGTGCCGTCCGACTATCGACTGCGGATAATTCGTCCGGGTTTTCTCTCCACCGGGCGATACAGCGTTCGATGCGCTTGTACCCGATCACTTCGGGCCCTATCCCGTTGTCGCGGAAGATGTCGACGGGCCGGTCTCCCATGGCATAGCGTGCCGTCGCTTGCGCCCTGAAGGAGTTCGTGTAGTAGATTCGTCCGCCTTGCACTCTGCGCACGATTTCAGGCAGCGCACGAAGGTAATTGACGGTTTCCCGATCGAGCTTTTTCCCTGATGTCATTGCGTGTTAATCCTTTGGCGGTTCTGTTTGCGAGGAGAGGATTCGACGGTGATTCCAAGAGCTTTTCTTGTTCTTTGATTGTTGAGCGCGGCATACAGTTCGATGCGTTCGAAGGCGTTGAATTCTCCTCTTGCGTTCATTTCCAGCATGCGCAAAACGGATTGGATGAGGAGCTGTTCTGAGAATTCATGCAGCCCCTGCGCCGTCGTCCCCTCGGATTCCTGTGCCTCATGGCGTTCGGATGGATGGGATGGATGTTCTGATTTGAGGCGCATGTTCAGGTATTCCATGGCCTCTTCCTCTGAATCGAATTGACGAATCGCCACGGGCATGTGGTTCTCGCATTCGATGATTTCAAAGTGGGTTTGTTCTTCTGCCACTGATTGGTCCTTGATTGTGTTGTGCGATGGTTTCATCGATGAAGTCGCGTACGGAAATCAGGTCGCTGATGTCTGACACGGATGTTTTCGGAGTGTTCTCGTCGAGCTTTCCGTCCTGTGGTGTCACGTATGCGCTGAACCCGTTAAAGCTGGGAACCCTCAACAGGATTAGGGACCAGCGGCGATTGGCCCCGGGTATCTCCAGCCGGCATGATCCGTCGTCATTGTCGATGCGTAGCACCGTCATATCAGACCTTCATCTGGAGAATCCGAAACATGCTTGGCCTCGTTCGGTCGTGTTGCGCGACATATCTTCGGACGGTGCACATGGCTTGTCTTTTGCTCTCGAAAGAAGGCATGAGACTCCGATGCCAGGCGGGCTTCCAACCGTCAACTGATTTTTCTTGTATGAAAAAAATACTCATCGGTTTCCTTGTCGTTCTGAATTACGGTCTCTTGCCGGGCTGTCCCATCGGCTGATATCCGTCGAGCTCTCGAAGCAGTTCCTCCCGCCAGTCCTTGTCATCAAGGGACTGCTTCTTCTCCTTTTCGAACCAGCAGGAAGAGCAGAGTCCGGCCTGTCTCTCATCTGCCGACAGGAGGGTTCCGCACCCTCGGCAGAAGTGGTTCAGGATTTTCGTTAGGAACCGCACTTCATTTCCTTTCGCGCATCGTTGAAGGCTTTGAACACTTCGCTGATGTACCGGTTCTGATCTCGTTTCGGGAGTTGCCCGAAGTCGAGAATCTGACGGCCGCGACGACCTTCGACGAGCCGATATAGGGCTTTCGCCGCGGCAAGAACCTCGGCGGTGGTGCCAAGATCCGCAGCATCAACCGTTCTCTTGTGCAGCGGTCCAGGAATAGGCGGCGAGAGACGTAGTTGGTCGAAAATGTTGGTGACGGCTTGCATTCTCTCCCCTCACAGTTCTTCATCATGGAATCGGAATGGAGCTTTCGAGGACAGGTCCTTCGTCGTTGAATCGTTGACGTTTTCTCCCGTCTTGCCGATTAGCAGCGCAGGGCCGTTCATCCAACGCCCATCGGACTCACGTATCTGCATGATCCAAAGCTCCTGACCGTTTTTCCACACGGTGTACAGGCCGCCTGACTTGTCCTCCCACAGTCCGGGACGATCCGGAATTCGTGCGGGTGCCGGTCGCAAAGCATGGTCGAATGCGGCGTCATCAATCCGATAGGTGTTGGAGTCAATCAGGACTAGACAATGGTCGTCATCGGTGATTTCCTGTACTGGATATTTGTTCCCGTTCGTTTGCACGAAGACGTCTCCGGGTTGCACGCCGGTAATGTCTTCGATGATCTTGTATTCGGGTTCGTCGGGGAGCAGCTTGATGCTGACGGGTGCTTTCTGTCGGGTGAGTTCCATGAATCCGTCATGGCCTTCGTGGAACAGTTCGCCGATGTCGAAGCCGTTGACAGTGTATTGCCGGGCTCCGAGCGTGTGTCCGATTCCGGGAGTGAGTCGGAATTCGAGGATCATGTCGCCGCCGTATGCGGAGACTCGTACCCGTCGGTTTCTGAGCTGGGCGAATGTCATGTTTCGCCAGAAGCGTTTGTCGTGTTCTTCCATTGGTTGTCGTTGTTTTCTTTCGATTTATGTGGACGTATTCAGTATAACAAGTAAAAGAGAATTAAGGGGAGGGGGTGAATCTTCGGAGTGTCGCGATATGCTGAACGCGTCCACATAAAAAAACAAAAGATACACACCGAGAAAACAGCGGAACCCCCAACGCAATTACCTCAGGGCCACCACAAGCGATGCCGAAGACGGCGATTGCGGTTCCCCCAAAACGACAAAACGTAATCGGTTGATATCAAAAAAAACAGGAGCCAACATGACCTTCACGGCAGAACCGAACATCGGATCGCACCTCGTCGAAGCGACACCACCAAACCTCTTGGAACACATCAAATTTCTCCGGGAATGCAAAATCACCTTCACAGGAAGCATCGGAAGAGGGGACATCCCGTACACGAAAAGCGCGATGACATTGCTCAACAACATCGACGTGCTGATCGCCGGCGAGGAAGCCGACAAGGAAGTCCTCCGATTCAACAGCGGGGACATGATGGGCATGATACCGCCAGCCACCAAGCACTATAGGCCCGACCTCGACCTCAGGACCCAGAGTCTCATGGACGGCGGATACACCGAAGCGATGATCAATTCAGACAGGCAGATGTGGGGCGGCTCGCCCATCTCATTCCCGAACGGCCCGCAGTGGAACAAATAAGAACCACGACCGGCGGGCATGCCGAGTGACGACCCCAACGCCTCCAGCATGCCCGCCTTTTTTTGACCAACTTGGACGGCGCGTCGGCCGTCGAATCCGGATGCGAATCGGTGTGAATCGGAGGTTGTTTTTTCTGATGGCGAGGCATAAGTCTCACGAGGAGGAACCATTGGGTTGGAGTGTCGGTGATTTCGCTTTGTCGGATCCGGGGTGTCGACTGTATATCGACATGGCCCGGAATGCGTATGGGAAACTCGACCCGAAACTGGTGTCCTGCAGAATTCATTACCGGCTGCAGTGTCTGAACCTCAGTCCCAGGAAGAAAGGCCAGTAGGTCTTCGGTTCGACGGTGTAAAACAAGCATCTGCCTTACTGGGTATGTTGGCATGTCGCGTATGAAAAACCGTAAAATTGTTGGTATCAACCGAAAAAGCAAAAACAGGGGAAGAGTCGGGATGCCCAACAAAATACACAGGCTGAGAAGCGTCGGGATGGACAACGGCATAGCCACAGGATTCGGAATTCTTTACGTCGCGGAAGAGGCATACCCGCTCATCCCATACGTGCGCGGCAACGAACATCCGCTCGCATTCGGCAGGACGCCTCGACTCCTAAGCATCCTGTTCACGACATTCGTGAACACACAAAACGCGGATTACAACGGCAAGACCAGGACGCTGACCATCGGCAAGGACGTACGGCAAGTGGCCCGCAGAATGGGCATGCTGACGGGAGGCTGCGGCCGACAGAATACGGTCACCAGCATCATCGGCTATCAGGACATCACGTTCACTTCAAGGGACGGCAAAGAAATAAAACCGATCGAAGAGACGAACATCGTCCAAGGCGAAAGCTGGAACGAAAAAACCATTACCTTCACTTGGGAATACGTCCGATTGATGTCGCGCGAACCGAAGGAGATTCCTCTTTCCGCCGTCGTCGGAACCAGTGGCGGAAGCCTGTCCTTGGATCTGCTGGTGTTCGCGACGCTCTACTGTCCGGAGCAGAAGGAACTGTATATCAGTCGAAATAATCTATACAAGATCGTCCCCGGTACGAGCACGGAGACGGTGTCCACCAAGCACCTCACCGTCAGCCTCACAAAGCTCAACCAGATTCAGAAAATCTGGGTATTCTCGTTGACGAGGGCGGGCCTCGTGATCAGACCATACGGGATGCCGCCAAAGGCGGAGAACCGTGTGCAGCTCATCGCGGAATAATAAAAAACGGTTGGATACGGATCCATGTTCGTATCCAACCGTTCAAGCATCCCGAGATGCCGGCCGTCAGATTTTCAGCTTCTCAACCACACTGAGATCAACGCCGTCACCCCAGTGTTCAGCCACCGCATTGACATCCTTCATCGGCTCACCGGACGCGCGGCCGAAACCACGATCCGGTTCGGCGGCATTCAAAACAGCGAACAGAGTCTTGGACAGAGTCTTGTCTTCCATGAACGCGAAAGCAAGCCTCATCTTCAGGTCGGACGGTTGAGCGCCAGCCAGTTCCTTGACGAACTTGGAGAATTCGGCGACCCGCTTCCGCGTCTTGGTTTCCGTCAACACCTCAAGCAGAACCGGAGCGTCGGTCTTGCTGGTCTCGCACAGAATCTTGGCGATGTTCGCGGTACGGTCATCGGAAAGAACGTCGAGCATGTCCTTGATCTTCGCGTACGAGGCGGCTTCCAAATGAGGGAAGGACGAGTTTTTCTTCGCGGTCTTGCGCCGCGTGGTCTTGGCACCCTTGACGGAGGTTTCTTCCTCACGGTCGGGCGTTGTCTCATCGACGGAATCCGTCTCTTCCGGCTGGACGTCAGGCTGAGAATCCTCGCCCGATGCCGACCAGTTCTCAGAATCGTCCGCTTGCCCGGCTTCGTTCACCGGCTTGGAATCGTCGACCGGCGCCGGGGCTGGGGTCGGGGTGCCGAAATTGTTGTTCCATGGAAAATCTGCCATCGTTAACTCCCTTCGTCAAGGCAGGACCGTTCGAGTGAACCGTCTTCAACGACTGTATCCGAGCAAACAACGAATAACCGAAAAAATATTGAAATTAACCGTTTTGACTTCGGCGCGGCGTCGCGCGGCCGCCGTTTCTCATGCAAACTAGCGGACCAGAAAAATCACGGACAAAAACAAAAGAGCAGACAGGCAACCAAGAAAAGTCAGAAAAAAAGAAGAGAAGAAAAAATAAGAAAAAGACAATCCGAGAACAAGAGAAAGAAGCCAACCCGCAACACATCACACAAACACCAAGACACCATTACCACATCACAGCAGGGTAAAACCAGAGCAACGAACCGCAACATTGCCAACAAAGCAACGAACCTACGGAACGAAAACGCAACAAAGCAACGAACCGCAACAACCCATACATCAGCAAAGTCATCATCCTGAATGGTTAATTTCAACAAATATTCGGCACATAACAAGATATGACGTAATATCAAGAAATGAACAGACAGGACGATTGACGAACAAGCAACAAAAAACAAAAAACAGTCAATAAAACTAAATCAGTGTTGTTTCGTCAAAAATGGTCTCTTTCCGGAGCAAACCCCCGGAACAAGCAAAAAACAGTTCAAAGGAACTTGGAGAAAAGATGGCAAGTCTGATAATCGGACATGGAGGCATCCTCGACGTGCTGCGATCCAAGGTCCCCGAACAGCGTTGGAGGGTGCCCGCAGGAGAGGATTTCGCAGCCCAGGCAGACTTCCTGACAAGGCACCCGGTGCGTCCAGGCCGTCAGGGAATCGTGTTCACGAACCTCCCGGGAAACTGGATGCCGGTCGCCGATGCAGGCTGGACAATCTACTGGATCGACCGCGGACAGATACCCATCGGAGCGCAGGCCCTCCCCGAATATTTCATGGACCGAAGCATCACGGATTTCGTCCACGAGTTCTGGCGGATACAGACAATCGACAAGCGTCTGGTAGGCGATATCATCCTGAACAGGACCCGCCAGACGGCACCCATGATCATTGTCACATCGAACACTGGAGGCGTGGGAAAGACGGTTTCCTCACGCAGATTATGCGAGCGGGCAAGAGAAAAAGGACTACGCCCCCTCCTTATCGACGGCAACATGAGACAGTCATCGCAACGTTCCTTCTTCGACCCTGGGCAGCGTATGCCGGCGCGCACCATAGCCGACTGGCGTCCCGGCATGGCGGCACAATACGGCGCCAATTCGGGACGAATGTTCAACATCGGTTACGATGTTTCGTTCGCTCCACCGGCCGGTGCGATGGTGTCGTGGGACCACTACCGCGCATACATCGAGGAAGCACGCAAGCTCTGGGACTTCGTCGTCTTGGATCTCGACCGTATCAGCGCAGATGATCTGCAGGACAGCACCACAGCCGCCGGAGGAATGGTCGTCCCCTACGTTCTCGCCGGCGACCTTTGCCTGGTCATCGTCAAAGCCGGCGTGCAAACGCAAGGAGATGCGTTGAATCTGCTCAGCGCGTTTCCCCGTTACGGTTTGCCCCGAGAATGTATCGGAATAAAAGACACGGTCCCGGTCGGAATGACAGACTACCGGCCACTTGATTATTCAAGATACGGGATTTTTCTCGGAGTCGAGTACCAGACGGTCGAGGCCGGCAATCTGATCGCATCCGGTAAATCGAATTGGGCTGACTCGAATCTGGACTTGGCGAGAGAGCAGACCCTTGAATGGGTTCTGCCCGATAAAGGATTCGAACCGGCCAAGTTCGAAGTGAAAAAGAAAAAAGGGTGGTTCCATCGTGGTTGATCTCTCACTCACACCGAATCCCGATGACCGTGCTCTATGGCCGATGGGTAGCGACGCCGATTGGATTCGCGGAAGCGACGTGGCGAACAACGAACACCCCGGAGTGTTGGCGCAACGTCATCAGTGGATCGTCCCGAACCGATTGTTCGCGGAAAGCATGGTCAAGGCAAACAGTGAATTGGTTACGAGCATCATCGGCGCATTGCTTTCATGGAGGACATGCACCGTCGACCAGCTTCGGGCGGGACTCTCCGTGAAAGGAGCTCCCGAATTCCATCGCGACGAACCGAACCTGTACGGCGCGTTGTGTCGGCTGGGAGTCATCGACATCGGCTTCAGTCCTTACGAAAGATTTTCCGGGCAGATAATCCCGCAAACCTGGTTGTCGTTGAGCTCCGACAAGAAACTCATCCGAAACACGCTCGGCCTGTTTAATTCAGCAACTTGGCTTCGTAGAATGCTTTCGGACAAGCAGTTGATCGGAATGAGACGCCACGTGCGCCACAATACGTATGCGGCGCACGTCGGACTGCATCTCGGTGTCAATCCGGACATCAAACTCGTCGGCGGCGACGGTTGGGGAGCGTTCCGGCTCATCGACCCGCAGGCGGTCAGCGAAGCCGGACTGCCTCACAGCTGTTCGACGGACATCACCGCACTCGCATCGAACAACGTGCTTGCGGGAATCGAAGTGCAGGTCCACCCAAATAACATGAGCCAGAAAATCTCCAATTGGTCGAAGCTGCTCGCCTACTCGCCGATGCAACGACGTGGACTCATCTGTATCTGGCTGCTCATACGCGACACCAGCCAATGGCAGTACCCGGCATTGGGCAGCATCATCGAAACGGCAAGCCATGCCGACGAGATGTTGGTCGGCGACCCATCCGTGGCGTCGCGTATGGGATTCGCGTTATGGGACGACTGGTTCGACGAGCAAGGCAACCCGACCGGCGGGATTGGAACATACCGGGACATGCTGAACGTCGAACGCAGCATGTTCTCACCGGACTGGAGCCGATGCGCCCCATCAACAAAACCTGTGACGACAATCCGTGACTGGGGATGGACAGTCATGGATGAAACAATCAGACACCAATGGGGCTGGGATGTCAGTGGATGGCGGAAGCCGGAAGCATACCGGGGAGGATTCTACGGGTATATCGGAGGTGAAAGCGTTGAACTCTCTTCCTGAAAATTTCGCAACCAACCAGCAGCGTTTGGAGGAAGCCAAGACCGAACGCTACCGTGCATTGCAGAAGATACGGACGCTTTGCGAAACAGGACGCCGTTCGCTGGTGGTCCCGTTCCTCATGGTCAACCTGCAACGCAATCCGGCTTTGAAAAAAATACGACTCTGGCAATTGGATGCGATCATGTTCGACGTTTCCAAATACATTGCGGTGAAGACCATACGACGGATGAGGGAAACCATCGGCGACCAGAGCACCGTCAAGGACGGGTATGCGGATTTGGGATGGGCGTTGGCAGACAAGGATGCGACGGTCCGTATGACCACATGGCTATATCAACTGTTGGAAAGAGAGAAGCTGACCAAGTTCGACTTGCCGGAAGGATTCCCCTTGGCCATGCTCTACTCCACCGAACCGGCAACCGCAGAACAATCGAATTGACAGGAGGGCATCGGAATGAGAGAAAAAGAAAAAGCATGGTACGAGGTGACTCGCAGCATCAGCCAACTCGATGGCGACCAGTTGAGATCCATCGCGGATGATGTCCCAGGAAATCTGGAGGACTGCACGCTGCTGCTCGTCAGAGTGAGAAACGAGCCGGTCCGTGAATATGTGCATGGCGATGGCGAAGGCATACGCAAGGCGGGTGATCTCGCCGGCTTTTCCATCAGCCCACTGCCAGGGAACGGCGAACCCGAACTGCCGGAAGGAATCAGCAGATCAGCTCACTCTCTTGTGCCATGGCGGGCCCGCTTGAATTCAAAGGCGACGATGGAGAAGATGCGCACCGATTCCGCCGGCATTCGGAAAAGCGTCGAAGCATTGATGCCGGCAGACAGTTATGTCAGCGTAACGCTCCGCAGGCAAGGATATTTCGAACAGGCCCGAATTCGAGATTGGGTTGCCGACGAGCATTCCACCGTCGAGGACGGCAACGAATTTGTCGCCGCTCACACGCTCTGCGCGCGAGTCACCGCAGCATGCGCCGACAGCCGCCGGAACGCAGAACTCGCACAACGGGCTGGACAGGCCATGTTCCCGCTGCTCTCCAACATGAGCAGTCATCCCAGCTACCCAAAGTTGGGCGGACTCATCGTGACCTTGGCTGTCACCCTGTTGACGATGGTATTGTCCGTCATCACTCCGATTCGTCTTGCCACATTCTTCTGGCTGGCGGGAACGGTAGCGGCGATGCTGCTGGTGCCTTGGGTTTTGAGTGGACTACTCTCCGCAAACGCGAAAGCCATGCTGAACGACGACAACAGCACTCGAATGTACTTCCGAGTACCGCCGCACTACAAATTCGCATGTCTTGGACTGTTGGCGTACTGCTCTTTGATGCTGTTGCCGATACCGTCATGGTTGTGGATCGTTCCTCTTGCCTTCACTGTTGCAGCTGGAATCAGATGGTGGAGGAACACTCTATGGGATGATATTCTCCAACGCCCACGCCGATACTGGTGGCTTCGCCGCAAACGCAAGGCGAATCTCAGTGACACCGAAACAAAACTCGGCATGAAAGACAAACGAGTGTATGCGACGGGATATGGCCCGCAACGCACCACTTTGGTCTTCAGCCCAATGACCACGACCACACTGTTCATGCCGGTGCAGAAATCCACGGCGGTGAAACAGGATCTTCACCCGGTGCCCGAACCATTGTCCCATGGAGGCGTCCTGATCGGATTGGACGATTCCGGACGTCCCGGATACTTGGATCCGACACAGCTCTATGGCGGAATCGCAATCAGCGGTGAAGCCGGATCAGGAAAAACCGTTCTGACCCACGGCATCAGCCAATGGGCCATCAGCCATCGCAATGATACCGGCCGTGACGTGTGGGGAACGGATTCACGACTCATCCACTTCTGGATGAAGGACGACACCGGAGTGGAAGTGCTGGACCGGTATCGGCAAACGCAGGGGATTGACTCCCATCCACGTGTCATATACCTCACCGACCCTTCCAGCATCGGTCTCGATTTGCTCGGAATGCAGGAGGGAAGGAACGCCCAGGAGACGGCGGAAAGCGTCGCCAAAACCATGAGATACGCATTCAATGCCGGCGACATTCAGAACGACTCCCAAAACATCATCACCCAATCCATGACCATCGGCGTGGCCGCAAGCCGATACGACCAACACAAGCCGGGGGACATCCTAAGAAGATGCAGACAACTCGAGCAACAGTATCCCGGGGCCGGTCAACTCAGGCAACAGCAGTCACCCATCGGCTGGGCCGTGGTCGCATTGTGTGGGTCGGATGGTCAAACCGGATCAGCCAGAGCGCTTGGACAGGTATGCAGGGCTCTCGCATTGGAGTTGAAGGACGATCCTCTCGGAATAGACATGACGTTGGCCGCGCGTGCCGCAGAACAACTGTACGGACGACCGGATCAGAAGGGGCAGGCGGCGCGAAGCGATCGTGAAATACTGCAGCGTACCAACGCCTCGGTGAACAAGGTCAACCAGTTCCTCGCCATCGAACACATGTTCACACCGCGACGCAGCACCGTCACATGGAAGTGGATATTGGATCACCCGGGCGACTATCACATCGTGCTCGCCCCGCACAATGGCCACTCGCTTCCCGAGCTCATGGACAAGATTCTGGGCTCGTGGCTCATGTACCGGTTCTGGAACACGGTGTTCGCACACTGCAAGGACTGGTTAACGCTTGGCAAACACACGATGCTCGTCTGCGACGAGCTGAGCCTGCTGGCGAACGGGTCGGACGACGTGTTGAAGAATCTTAGGGAGCAGGGGCGTTCGTTCGGATTGATTCTCGTGTTCGCCACCCAATACCCGACCCAGTTGTCCGACACGTTGTTGGATTCGTTCCTGGGGTACACGACGTTCATCAGCTACAACACGTCGATTCCGCGCATAGCCACGCTGACCGCGGCGCGTCTGACCGACAATGAGGGATTGGATGGGTGGACTGGAGGAGCGGTGACGAACCTCCCCAAATACCATGCCGCTGTAAGAACCAGAAACATGGAACAGATCCAGCCGGCATTCATCGTGAGCGTGAAAGACTTCGACGACGGTTATCGCCCCGGCGACAAGTAGGACCGCAAAAAAACATGCCAACCCATCCGGCTTCCATTGATGCCGGATGGGTTTTTCTTAATCTGTGTCCCCCGTGTTGTCTGAGAATGCAAGAAACTTTGTTAAAAACCGAAAACCTATCGTTATCAACCGATTCCGTTGATACACTCGGGAAACGCAGGAGGGTTCCTTCAAACCAAATTCGAAGGGAATCCAATAATGGGTAACACCATAGAAATCGCCGCTTCCAGCAATCTTGTCGGAAGCTATCACGCCATGTTCGACGGCATCCTCAACTCGACCGCCGGACAGCTCATCACCAAGGTGGGCGCCGCTGCCGCAGTGATCTTGGCCTTGGGGCTTATCCTGGGAGGAATCAGCAAGGCGATGGGGCGAAGCAACCAGCTGGTCTCCATGTTCTGTCCAAGCGTCACACGAGTCATCGTCGTTCTCGCCGTCATCTTCATCTTCGCTGGCCCGACCATAACCATTCCGGCATTGCTGACAGCTCTTGACTGGATCGTCAACGCCGTGGGCAGCCAGGGCAAAGACTACCTCGGAATCTGATCGGGGAACATATTCATGGGCGAGCAAAGACAATTGCATCCAAGGGAAACCATGGATGACATCACCGAGGTCTCATCCACCGCATCCATTGAACGTAAGAACACGTTCATGATCATGAAAAGCACGGAAGCCCGATCCAAGACCGTGTTCTCGACAATCATCGGCGGTGTTATAGGACTGTTGATCTGTCTTATGCTCGCCCCGATCATCGGCATCACATTCGGCGTGGTGTTCATTCTCATCGGCTTGGTCGCCGCGCCATTCCTCATGGTCGGCCAAGTCAAAGACCGGACCCAGCAGGTCCGATGGAAAAGACTTCTCAGGAGATTGCAGAGCCGGAACATCGCCGGAGAGGTTTTCTACCCCAATTCGAATCAGCCAGAGCGTCTAAGCAGTCTGAAGGAGATGTGGATACTGTGAGCGCTTCAACCCAGATGCAGCCCAGCCTCCCGGTCAGGATGAAAGCGCGACGGAACATGCTGTTCATTGTTCTGCTCGTCGTTCTGATGACAGTGGTCGTACTGCCCTCCCAAGCATTCGCCATGGTCGAAAACGATGGAGGCGCGAGCGCGCCGGCATGCGCTACGACCACAAGCACCCAAGTCGATTACACGACATGTCTTCCGTCCGGCCGATGGGGAAGCAATGTCGGCAGCATAACCAGCCGCATCGAACCATCGAGCGGCATCCTTGGTTTCATCTCCAACGTGCCCGCCCTGATCAGCCATACGACGAGGGACATCCTGCCGAACATGCTGATGCAGATCACACAGCTCTGCTGGTCATCCGCCCTTTCTCTAAGCCAGTTCGCGGCAAGCTTCACCCCATTGAAGACCGCCGGAGCGTCGGTCGACCACGCCACGGCGAAACTTATCGACAATGTCATGGCCGGTGGAATACCCGCGGCGTTGATGGTGACCGCCATCGTCGTATGGCTTCTCGCGGCGGGATTCGACATCGGGACCACGAAAGAGGCGAGCAAACGACTGCTTGCCACAGTGCTGTGCCTTGCGGCTCTCATCGTGTTGGGGACAGGAGCCTCGAAAACCGCGGAGAATGCGACCGAACCGGCGACAGGCAGCCCCTGGTGGGTTGTCAACACCATCAATGGCGCAGTCAACAAGCTCACCGTCGGACTTGATCTGGACGGGTTGAACGACGGCGAATCGAACATGATGGCGTTCAGCAACAAAGCACTCAACCGTAATACGAACTGCCAGGATTACCTGTATGCCATGCACCAGCAGTACGACACCGCGACCAGCGGCAACGGGGGAGACACATCCTCTATCACCAAGGCTGTGAACCGCATGTGGGAGGAAACAGCTCTCCGATCATGGGTGACGATGCAATGGGGTAATCCGTCAGCGGGGCCGAACACGCCACCAGGCGTGGCCGACAACGCACAGCAAGCATACTGCCATGTGCTTGACATGAACACGAACACCGATCCTGCGGTGCAAATGACATTGACGAATGCGGCAACCGGTTTGAGTATCGATTCCGACACAGCAGAATGGTTGTTCAGCGAACACGGTTGGATCGACCCTCAGGACAGTTCCGTCAATGACAAGGAAAAGGAGCAGAACGACCGGGATAAATATGTTCGACTGACCAGAGCGGGGATCTTTTGGGAGACCTGCGGTATCGACGGCAGTGGGAAGGTGTACGGCCGTGACGGCTGGAACATCCTCGTCAAAAACATGGGGGACAAGGATACAGGAGCCATCAAAAACGGGAAGCTCACCGTCAGATTGAAGAAAGATGGATTCAGCGACATCTCAGGCGGGAACGGGGCCCACTTCTACGGGGACGATGACAAGATAGACCAGAACATACTCCAATTGTGCAATGTGGCTTTGGGCACAAAGCAATTCAAAGGCGACCAGTATCGGGCCTTTCACAACGACAATGACTTCCGTGATTCGAGCGGCAACGTCCAGAACACGAACATCGCCGATGCCGCGAACCTGGGCTGGCGTTTCGATATCCCCAACGTCGGCGGAACCTGGCGTGAAGCCAACCTTGGTGACACGCAGGATTCTTCGACCGGACAAGGAGCGATGCGAATCACCCTGGACAACCTGTACGGCAATTCAGCACCTGACAATCTGGGCGCATTCGGATCCGTGCTCGGTGGCATCTGCAACATGATCGTCTGGGGATTACTCAGCGTCATCCTCATCATGACCAAGCTCATGCTCGTCCTGATGGTGCTGTTCCTCGTCGTAGCATTCCTCGTGAGAGCTTTCCCCATAGGCGAAGCTCCGAAGAACGTGTTGAAGAACTGGGTGAAATACACGTGCAACCTGAGCATGACCGGCGGATTGTATTCGGCTTTGGGAGCCATCGCCACATTCATCTGCCAGCTCACATTGAAATTCTGTTCCGAAATGAGCAGCAGCTTCATGTACAACGTGATCAGCGGTTTCAGTCCGGTGCTTGCAATCGCGGCCATCAGCCTGTTCTGCACCAGCGTGCTCAAAGTCGGCAACCCGTTCAGTTTCAAAGCGATGATGGGAATCGCCACCGGTGGAGCCATGGCAGGCGGAGTACTGGCCGGCCTCAGGAGAATCGGCGGAGGAATAGGCAGCGGTCTCCTCATGAGACGGCTCCTCACAAGCCGAAACCACGGCGGCATGTCCAGTCGCAACGCCGGACCGCGCCACAGGATGTTCGGTCCCACCGCCGGCGAAAGCAAACTCGACTCCATGCTCGATTCGGAGAGGAAGAATCTTGACCTCGACGGCGGCGACCGCAACCTGTACGGACGCAACACGAAAGAATACGATGCGATCACAGCCCGCGGAGCAGACTCCCTCAGTTATAGATGGGGGCGCATGAACGAAGGCACCGTACGCGGGTCCCTCGCAGGAGTCGCCGCACGTTTCACCAACCGAGCCGACAGAGCTCAGGCGTTCATGACGGGCGGCATGTCCTACGATGATCGCGTCAAGAACTATATGGCCCGCCATCCCGGCGCATCGCTCGGCCGCGCCCGTACCATGGCAAAAGGTGCAAGCCTGCTTAATCAGACCGCACGCGGCCTGGGCGGAGGAGCTATGCTGTTGGGCGCGACAGGCAAGGCAGCCCTAGGTGTCATGCAATCCCAACCGTTGCGTGACGTGGTCAAGCGTGGCGCCAAAGTCGCGGCGACCGGTATCGCCGCTGCCGCACTCACATCCAACCCGATCACACTGCCGGCAGGTGCAGTCGCATTGGGCAAGCTCGCCACCAACCGTGACCTCTGGCATGGAGCCAAGGTCGGACTCGACGCACTGGGAGCCAGAGCGGAGAAGAGCCGCAACGAAATCCTAAGCCTGGGCAACAGGCCCACGACGGTCATGACTCCGATTGCTCCGGTCGAAGACAATCCGTTCGATCTCGATGAATCATTGAACGAGATGCACTCCGAGGACGGAAGTCTCAACTCCGATGGAGACAAGGCGTTCGGGGTGGTGGAGAACAGCATGATGCACAACTTCCGGCAACAGGGCCACATGAGCGAGCAGGAAGCCGCCGACGCATTGGAGAGCGCGCGTATCACGGGAGAGGTCAAGGAAGCAGCGGCGAAATACCATGCGAACCTCAACGCGCCGAAGAACCCACCTCGCCAGAAAACGTCTGATGAGTTCGAAACGGATGGAGATGCATTCTGATGGACACCGGCACTGTTACTCAGACGGCTGGGCAGGGAGCCGCCGATTTTCTCACCGTCCTGTTCGCTTGGATGTTCACGCCAACGGGAGCCGTGCTGACCCTGCTCCTGTTGGCGGTCGGCGGCGGCAGCGTCTTCATGAAGATCATGGGACGTTCGATGAGAATGTTGTCCGTTGCGGCGAGGATATGCGCGGGCCTGTTCTTCGTGTGGGTCATCAGCGGCGTCCTGGAGGCGATGGGCATTCCCATCCGTGAATGGATGCAGGGGATCGCTAGTCAGCTCCCGGATTTGGGCGTGTTGCTCAAAGCGTTTTTGGAGAGGCTGTTGTTTACGGCATCCTAAAATTTTCGCAAAGAACTGTGGGAATGCGGGAATGGTTTGGCAGATGAATGCGGAAGTGTTTTTTCTGCCTGATCATTCCCGCATTGTGTTGTTTTCCTGTTGATTGGGAGAGCTGGTTCCACAAAAAAATGCGCCTCTGCTACACTGAATGTGGCCACATAAAAAAAGCGCGTCCCACGCCTCCACCTTGGCGGCGGAAAACGTGAACAGAGGAGAAAACAGCATGCTGAAAAGCACGATTCTTGTCGCGGTCGCCGACATCAAAGGCGGCGTCGGAAAAACGACGACAGCCATGCTTATCGCCGGATGCCTCGCCCGACGCGGCGAACACGTCACGGTTCTGGACGCCGACAACACCGGTGGTGCGACGCTCTGGGACGAATACGTGCGAATTGAGGACGATCGTCGTCGCAAAGAAGACGAAGCCAACGGGACTCCGCACAAACCCTACAAGCTGGGTTTCGACGTGATCCAAACCAATGACGTGATCCTCGGAATGCCCGACAGGATTCGCGAACGCTACAAAGGATGGGTCATCATCGACACGCCTCCATCCGATGCGGGAACGGTGCAGACGGCACTCCAGGCGGCCGACGTGTCAATCATCCCCTGCCAGCCGTCCATCAGCGATTTGAGCCATGCAGGGAAAACCTATGCGGCCGCCAGAAACGGCATCATCCTGCTCACGCGAGTGAAAGCGCGAACCAAACTCGCGCGTGACGCAGTGAAACAATTGGATGAGCTGGAGGCAACACGATTCGAAACGGTCATCCACGAGAGGGAAGCCATCAAGAATCTGTACGGAACCAACCAGATAGACAACAGGGATTACGCTTCCGTCACCCAAGAGCTCATTGACCTCGTCAAACAGTTCGGCATCGAGTAGGAGTTGAAACATGGTAAAGAATATCAACAGCGCTTTCGGACGCGGCCTGCAGGACACTCGCGACATGGGGCGTCGGCCTCTCCTATCCGAACCCCCCGAACCGAAGATGACGGTCGAGGCTCCCGAGCAGAAAGCAGTCTCTGAAGCAATCCCGGAAGATCATGAGACGAAAACGAATGAAGCATCCGGGAGGGCCGGCCGGAGGAAGCCCGTGTATTCGTTCGACCGGAGGCTCGGCACGAACCTGACGGATGAAAACTATCTCGCGCTGCGAATCAAGTCGGTCGAGACGAACATGACCACGCAGGCTCTTCTTAACGCTGCGGTGGAACAATGCTTCGTCAACGGAGGACTTGACATGGAGCTGGCCAGAAAATACGCGCAGACCCGCTGACACAAAAAGAGACTCGGCAGTATCCGAGTCTCTTTTTTCTTTTCCCGACTTCCACCGCTTTCACGCTGAGACTCCGGATAGTCTGACACTAGATAACACGTTCAGATTCTCAAGGAGACGAAGTGGCACGAAAAGCATCCGTTGAATCTCCAATGGACATCACCGAAGACAAACGGAAGAACGAAGTCGAACTGACGGCAATCAAACGCGCCATGCGAAACACCCGCTGGTGGAAAGTTTTCATCACCGTGTTCATGATCGCCGGAATCGTCGCTCCCGTCATCAGCATTCACGCAATCAGCACGCTGCAGGACATGGGTTCCATGTTGAGCGCGAAATACAAGGAGATCAGCGTAGACAAACCAGGGAAACAGGCAGCCTTGGCGTCCGTCAACAAATGGTTGGACACAAACAAAGGACCATTCCGTTACGGGACCACGAACCTGTTATGGGATTCGGCGACAAAAGTCGGATCCAGTGACGAGGACACCGGAACAGGAAAGGAACATACCGACTGGTGGAGCCACCAGTTCTCCCTGACCGACCTGTCCGACGGATCCACCCGCGACGTAACCCAGCTCATTTCATGGAAGAACAACGTGGCCACCGCCGTGGGAGAGCCAACAGTGCTGCCGTTGAAAGCAAGCGGCGCTGGCGGAGCCCAATCCTATACGCCATCCGGATACTCTCGCATCGACCAGGCGTCCAGCTTCCAGAACGTCGTCAACGCTTGGGCGAAAGCCTACATCGGGAAAGACAGCAACGCGTTCACCGTGCTGGTCGGGGATCCGAACAGCGAGCACGCCTACCAGCCAGCAGCCATCGGAACATTCAAAAACGTGAGCATCAACTGGCTTGTGGAGTGCGACAAGAACGGGCAATCCGTACCAAAGGAACAATCCAGTGACACGCCTCCCTATGCTGCGGCGTCGATCAGCATCACATTCGAACCGTATGCCGCGATGCAAGACAGTTCCGATAAGGGAAGCGACACGTCATCTTCGGACAACACCGGCGGCTCGACCGTCAAGACGAACATCACCGTACTGGTCAAGAACCCTACATCCGGCAACGCGAAGATCATCGACTGGGGAGCGGATGGCAGCGTCAGGACGTTGAGCCCCTATGCGAACGCACTGAGCAAAAGCGACGTGACCTCGGCGAACTCCGACGACGAGACCGGCGGCACCGATTCCGCCGGGGCCACATCGCAGGACACCCAGTCCGACGATTCCACTGCCGACGGTTCCAAGGCATCATCGGGCAACGGCACGTCGGACAACACCTCAGACGGCACATCGTCGGACGGTACGGCATCCGACAGCCAAAACAACTAAGGAGACCATCATGGCCAATGACAAGAAACCGGAACTTCCCCCATTTGCGGAATTCGTCAACAGCAACGCTGACTTGTTCGGAGCGATCATCGTCATCCTATTCGGCATCGCGGTCGTCTGGACCATCATCAGCGGACTGTTCTAGAAGAGGAAACCGTCGTGGCATCGAGAAAAAACAAGACCGGCATAACCGTCGCCGGCATCCTTGGCGGCTTGGCCATCGTGCTCATAACCATCATCGTCATCATCCAAACCGGAGTATGGGCCACGGTCGCCCCACAATTCGGGTTGCCTGCAATAACCAGCATCAGTCAGATACTTCCGGGCGAAGACTCCATGCAGAAAACAAACATCGGCTTGGGGTTGAAAAAACCGGACCTGTCGAAAATCGAAGGCCAGATCAAAGACGGTCTGGCCTCCTCGGGGAACACCGGAGAAAAGGATTCCACGAACACGGATATGGGAGCGAGCGGACTGCCGGCTTCCGCGGCAAGCCCCATGAGCGTGTCCGAAGCCATCACAGCCGCCCGGAACCTCCCGACCGAAACACCCCATACGAAGGGCTACAATCGCGCCGAGGATTTCGGGGACTGGCAGAACAGCGACCAGCTTTGCGGATACGGAACCACCCGCGACTACATTCTCAACCGTGACCTGACCAATCCGGTCATGGACTCCAATTGCAAGGTGCAATCCGGGACACTGCATGACCCCTATACGGGCCAGACCATCAACTTCCGGAAGAGCGTCGTGAAGAATGGGAAGACCGTCAGCGGAGACAGCACCGCAGTGCAGATCGACCATGTGGTCGCCTTGAACGACGCATGGGCCTCCGGCCTGTGGAAGAACTCAAGGAAAAACGATCGCGTGAAATACGCAAACGATCCGGACGTGCTGCTTGCCAGCCAAGGGGATGCCAACAATGCGAAAAGCGAGGGCATCAACCTGTACGGGAGCGGTGTCCCCAAGAAGTCCGTCGGACGATGGGCCGCATCCACCCCATCCGTCTGGCTGCCAAGCAACAGCGGCTACCAGTGCTCCTACATGGCCAAGCGCGTCTACATCAAAGACAAGTATGGACTTTCCATGAGCAGCTGGGAGAAAAGCGAGACGATTGGATTCCTGCAGCAATGCCAGGCGAAAGAAAATTAAGCCATTCCGAAGAAAACTAGGAATTATCTGATTGTTTCAATATATTGCCTGTTGTTTCGGAAACACTACGGTAGGTTGAGATATCAGGATGAGGGCCTACGTTCTCTCGACCCGAATCCTCTCGGTGGTAATCCTGTTTTTCCTCGGATTCTCCTATGGTGCGGCTTCCCCTTGTGGACTTTTTGGGTGAGCCGCACCTTCTCTTTTTTTCTGAAACAATTCTGTTATGCCTGTTAAACTGAATATATCTACATAGAGTATGGAACAGCAAGGAGATCCATTGTCTGAAGACAAGACCGAAAAACTCGGCGACTTTATGCGCCGCGTAAAAGACGACACGGTGCTCAACCTGTACTTCGTCACGGAGACCGGGTCGAAAAGAATACCGACACCACTGTTCGGCAACCCCACTGCGGAACAGCTGAGGGACAACAGGTACCTGCAATCCCAGGTGGTCGCATCCCGCAAGCACTATTGCAATGAGGTGATCAGCAGCGGATGGACCATCCACGTGGATACCAAGTTCGATCAGGCGGCTTTCGAGAATGCCTAGAGCGGATAGAGGCTGGAGAATCTGCGGGCGTCGGTTCGGCTTTCTCGGCACCAGGCGCCTGCCTTAAACCGTGAATATCTTTCATTGGGATTTTCTTCTACGATATATGCCTATTATACTGAATATATCCACATAGAGAATCGAAGGAAGACCCACCAATGAGCCACGTAGCCAACACAAGCATCCAAGACATCCAAAACGGAATAGGAGACTTCGTGCTCCGTCCCGAAGCAGACCGCAACAGCCTCGACGGCTATATGAAACTACCCGAACAAAACCGTCTCAACACCTGCTCCCATGGATGTCTCATCGAACAAGGCGTGAAATCACACATGACCTACCACGATGACGGCAGCGGAGACTGGACACTCTGCAAAGACGACCCGGACTATGGGCAGTATGTCGCAGCAGGCAATCCAACGAGCGTTCCCACGAATCCCGTCATCTGAATAGAAAGAACGAAATCATGTCCATTAAGTCAGCGCAAGCGAAACAACAGCGCAGAAACAGCGATGGCACATTCGCCAACGAGAACAAGAATGCGGGACTTCCCTCCAACGACATGATTCAGCGTGCCTCCAAATTGTTAGCGAAAAGTTCGGCGACCGTTGATGAGCCGATCATCAAGCCCTCCGTGAAGTCGGAAGGCTACATGGGATCCACCGCCATCACCGGCGGCAAATACGATGCCAGTCGCAGTCCGGCGGAAAACGCGAAACTCATGCGCGCGGACATCAAAGCATTGCAGAAGAACGGTCAACTTCCAAAAGATTGGAAGATCGGAGTCCGAACAAGTACAGGTTCCGCAAGTTGGAGAGCCCGATTCACCATCCAACTGCCCGGAAGGCGAATCCTCCACATACGTGCCGACCCACGCCGAATATATGGCTGCGGATTCCGAAGACCGGATCATCGGTCCGGAACACAGGGCCGGACGAGGAATCATCGAAGCTCATGGAGGAAGCGCCTCCTCCGACGAATGGGATGAAACAGCACGGCGAATCAACCAGAAAATCCAGAACAACGAACAGCTGACCGTAGAAGAGCAAGCCTGCGTCATCGAAACTCCAAAAGTCCGCAACGCAAAGAAACTCTGCCAGCAGGTCGGCGACCAGTACACGTATCAGAACAACAACGCCATGGTCGACTACTTCGACACGGACGGATACGTCACCGTGCAAGCCGTGACCGGAATCAAGAAACCAGAAAACAATGAGTGAACCAGTACGAAACTTCAAACAAATCATTCGGATCAAAGGCACCGGCGATGACGCTTACCCAAATCCCGGAACGTTGATGCTATGGGGAGACAACTGGACGTTGTTGGATTGGATCCGGCAACACACGGACTACAGCAAGGACACCAGAACAACCCCCGTTGACGTTGACGTGCTGACTCGGCTTCACGAGTATGCGACCGGTATCGCCAACCAGAACGGGCGCCATGATGTTCGACGTGGTGAGGCCGCGTGCATCGTCGCCGGAGTGGAATCCGTGCAATCCTATCTGCGACGCAACCCTGGCGTGGAACTCGAATTCGCATTGATTCAAACGGATTCGCATCCATCAGCCCACATCGAAGAAGAAGCCTAATCGTGTCCGAGAAAATCGACCTGCAGCAGGAAGCAATGACACGGCCCCGAAGCCACTGCAAGGCTTTACAGTCACCGCGCCCGTTCAGATTCTGGAACACAACACCGGATGCTGGTGGGAGAGAACAATCACGGCACGAATCAGAGACGGCTCAACCATTCCCGTCGTGTTGGATCACGTGTATTGGAATTGGATCACCGGCACACCCATGCACATTCATCTCGACGGCATTCAACGCATCCGGGTCATCGAAGACAAGCATCATCAAAGAGAGGAAAACAATTGAGCGTGAACCAACCGTTGACGGACAGCGAAGCCAGGAACATCTTCATAAACGGCGCGGAGGACTTCTATTCACTGTCGGCAAACCCGCAATTCTCCAACGTAGCCGAACTGTTTGACGCCTGGCTTACCGAGCATGATCGCCAACTGCTGGCCAAAACGGAAACCGAAGCAGGGAAACGAATCTCCAGCGAACTCAAACTCGAACATGCAAGCGACGCCCACGCCCGAACGGAACCATCCCGCGCATACATTCAAGGATGCAAGGCCGCGAGAAGCCTGCTCGAGGACACCATCCGAGACATGACGCAAGACCAGGGGACGCTATGAGTTTCAACGAGAAGAAATTCGTCGCAATCCACTGCGACGAATGCGATGAACAATACGACCCCGAAGACGGCAGCGCTTATTACACAGACAAAGACGACGCAGACGATGACGCCAGTTCCGACGGATGGCAATTGGATGGAGACGAAAACCACTACTGTCCGCAACACTGGCATCTGACCTGCAGCAAATGCGGGAAAACAGCAATGGGAAACCATGACGAACTCATTGAAAACGGATGGGACTGCGCCACAGACGAGTGGCTGTGCCCGGAATGTCATTAAGGAGAAAATTTGAGCAAATTCTACGAACCATTAAAAACAATCGTCGAAAAGGATGATTGGAAGATTGTCGAGGAGAACGAACACACTCTGGCCTGTTCCTGTAACGGGTTGAACGGCTGGGCTATCAGCGGCATGAGTGTGGTGGAATATTCGCAACGACGTTTGGCTTTCTTCCGGGACAATAGGCTGATCGGTGAAATCAAACTGTATGACCTTGACCTGGCGGGACGAGTCGTTGATGAATACATGACCGGCGGGTTCACTCCGACCATGTTCATTTCCTTGGATACGACGATGGAACAGTGGTGCCAGCAAATCGAAGACGCCTATGCAGGAGTGCTGACTGGACTTGAAGAGGAGGAAGATGCTGATGCCGGAAGCCAATGAGAGCATTGAACCGTTCACTCTTCTGGGTGGAATCCTGTATCTAAACGAGTTCGAACTGTTGCCGGGACTGTCGGCTGACGCTTGCCGGAATATCGGACGACTGCGGCGTAAAGCCTTATCCGCTCATCTGGTAGGTGACAGGAAAACGGTTGTCTCCTGTGCCAGACAGATCAACCGTGTGGTCGAAGCAGACAAGCGACGCCGAGAACGACTCTCCTCCAAGAAAGGTCGGCCGACACCGAAACAGAAACCGGCACAAAAGAAGAAGAACACTGGTTCCGGATACGATGCCGAATACCGGCGCTTCAGGGAACAGTTCATGCGTGATGTGACCGATCCGAAGAAAATCCGTGAAGCAGACCGTCTCGCATTCTTCAGTGGCACGCAAATCATTCTTGAAAACTAGCAAAAGGAAAGAATCTTGAAACATCCAATCCTTATCAGCCTCAGCATCATGCTGGCCGCAATCATCGCAGTCGCCTTCCATCTGGCAAAAGCCCCTGTCTGACCATGCCCCGATATCATAGTCGAGCCGAACGAGCAGCCGACCTGCTCCAGTCGCGTCGTTCCACGGTGGAATCCGTCGCCAAGCAGACCGGTTTGCCCGTCGATATCGTTCGCCAGATCAACGAGCCTATCGCCAAACGTCTGGCGGAGCAGGATGCGGTGGATGCCGCGGAACGTAGCATGAGGAAAGCCGAAGCGAAGATAATGCGCGAACAGTATCCGTGCCCGCTTTGCTCCACTGGTCATGCGGAACCGCATGACTGCGACACGTTCCTTCCCCTCGGGTTCATACACGGTGGCGAACGTGACGGACAAATGGACGGCTTCTGGTGCCACCCGTACTTCTGCTCCTGTTCGAACCAACGGTGCATCGCCTGTAATATTTTCCCCAGCAAAAGCAGAGAGGAAGCCGTCGAACGGTTCTGTGCCGGAGACTTCGCCCACGAAGACGATTTCATCGAACTGGGAACCGGTAAACGTTACCACTATTCGCAATATGGTATCGAACAGCAAATCCTCCGATACCTAGCTCAGTGGAACGCCAGCCAGGTCAAACAGCTCGGATTCGACCCGAAACTAGTGGATACATTGGCCATGCAGCGGACGTTGGATCGTATGGGCGACAAATACGTTGACGTGTTCGACACGACGCTACTATGCCCTAACTGCGGGATGAAAGGCGAATATCGGAAAGCCATCAGCCCGATCACTCATACGAAAACATGGTGGCGGGTCGGCTGCCCATACTGCAAAACCCGCACCAGATACTCGTTTCCCTCTCAGAGAGAAGCTGCGGAAAAATTCGAATCCGCCCAACTGGATACCAAACCATCAATCCTTAACGAAAAGAGCAAATTGTAATGGCAAGCAACTTCTACAAGGCGGGTGCGGCTGCGATGACCTCGAACAAGGACGATTGGGAGACCCCGCAATCCTTGTTCGACCAGCTGGACGAGGAATTCCACTTCACTCTCGATGCCGCCTCAAACGACCAGAACGCAAAATGCGAACACCACTACACAGTCGAAAACAGTGGCCTAGAACACTCATGGGAGGGAGAGACGGTTTTCTGCAATCCTCCCTACGGGCGGAACATCGGTGATTGGATACGCAAAGCCTCCCAGGAAGCCAGCAAACCGGACACTCTCGTAGTCCTATTGGTTCCCGCACGCACTGACACCCGCTGGTTCCAGAACCATATCCTGCACCGTGCGGAAGTCCGGTTTCTGCCCGGACGTTTGAAGTATGAGGTGAATGGTCAGGCCGGTGAAGCGGCGCCATTCCCCAGCATGATCGTGGTCATGAGAACAGGAGAACGTTAGTCGATGCGCTCCACCGCCGACCTGGTGAACATATCAGGCTTCAGCTGGCTGTATAGTCAGTCGAAGCCCCATTGAAGCCAGTACTTTAGAGATGGTTTGGAACGAGGGATTACCCTCGGCACTGAGGCTTCGGTACAGGCTTTCTCTGGACACGTTCGCCTCTTTGGCAATGCTGGACATTCCTCGTGCTTTTGCTACTTTTCCGAGTGCGGTTTGGAACATTTCAGGATCATTGTATTCTGCTACGGCATTGAGGTAGCGGGCGATGTCGTCTTCGGTTTCAAGGAATTCGCTGGTGTCGTAGTCTTGGTATTTCTTTGTCATTTTTTCTCCTCCTATTCGGAGTATTCCCTGAATAGTTTCTTGGCTTTTTTGATATCTGCCTGTTGTTTTCTTTTATCTCCGCCGATGAGCAGCAGATAGATTTCTGATCCGCTTCTTGCGTAGTAGATTCGGTATCCGGGTCCGAAGTGAAAGCGCATCTCGTATATGGAGTCTCCTACGGGTTTGGTATCTCCCAGAAGGGAGCCTTTTAGCTCGCAGTAGTCAAGGTGTGCTTCGATTTTGGCTTTTGCGTCTCTGTCTTTTAGTTTGCGTAGCCATTCAAGGAATTCGCTCGTCCTCTTGAATCTCAACATACCAATACTGTAGCCTACAGACTACAGTTCGTCAAATCAACAAGAAAAAAAGAAGGAAGACGCCCCGCCGTGGGGAGCGTCAACTCAATGGCATGCAGCCATGCTTGACCTCCTGATTAGGCGTTGAGCGGTGTGCCACAGTTGGGGCAGAAGTTGGTTTGTCCGTTCAATGGCTGACCGCATTTGGGGCAGTTGTTCGTTATTGCCGGCTGGGGGATAGGGGCTGGAACAGGTGAGGTCACAGGCATCGGCACAGTGTTCGTCACCGGCGCTGCTGGCGCAGGAGCCTGTTGTTTGACTGCCGAGGTGAACAGTCTGATGACACGTGGCGGAATATTGTCCACCGGCAGCAGGCTCAGGGATTGGATTTCCGCAACCAACTGTCCAGGCGTCACGACACGAACATTGCCCGGCCAGACGGCTTCGCTGACATCCGGGTTGCCGTTATGTCCGCCCGGTACCATGCAGACCATCCATTGGGCTGCCACGTGATAGGTTTCGAGCGTGGACGCCCAATTATCGCGTTGGGTTGCCATGTTCTCGCTCATCTTGACCACGGGTGTTCCGTCCGAGCCTTTGATGAGGGCTCGACGGCTGATGCTCATGCGCACCAGGTTTCGTGGATCCAGGTTCACGTATTTGGTGTCGCTGCCGCCCTTGTAGTTCTTCGCGTCCACGAACCAGGCATGCACCTGCTGTTGCGGGTCTATGCCGACCAGCACGCAGTCGATGTCCGCGTTGATGGGCTGGCGGTTCTCGTTGAGCCCGTACAGGGACCAGAAGGAGATGACGTTGAGCTGCATGTAGGCGATGATTCTGGCCAATGCGGATTCGCCCTGCTGGCCGGCCTGTACGGCCGTGTTTCCGAAAGCGGAATAGTCCAAGCCGGAACCCGGATCGCCGTACAGTTTCCCGAGCTGGCGTTCCTGTTGCAGGTTCGCGTTGAGGCTGGCTTCATACAACGGGTCGGGGGAGCCGCCGTTGTCGTGGTCTATCATGAACCAGCCATAATAGGAGTCCTCGTTGCTCATGGCGGCCACCAGTCCGTATCGGGGTGCAAGACGGTTCAGCTCCGTCTGCGTGTCCATAATGAGGGAATTGCTTGTCGGCTGTGGTTCGCCATCGTCATGACTCAGGATGCCGCGCAAAACGGCACCTCCGATAAGTGCGATAACCACACCTATCATGAGCTGGACGAACCCCAGTCCATTCGTCGCAGTCGATTCACCAGTACCGGCGAATGGCCGTATCGCATAATCAATACCCAGCGACATGACGATCGCGGATATTAATCCCCCCACGCCCGTATAGATTCTGGCCCGCATGGTCTTGCAGAAAACCACGCGGACTATCACTGCACTGATGCTTACCATCATGGCGATGATTCCGATACCATTGAGGTCTTGCAGGAACGGGTCCAGATGTCCCATGATTTATCTCTCCTCAGCTATGCAATGGCTGGCTATATTCCAAAATCCGACGGTAGTCCTCCAAAAGGAATACCGTGACATCCATCTCACAGGACATCTGATAGATCTCGCCATCATATTCCCGTTCGGCCTGCACATAGTCCGCCGGGTCGATCAGAAACATGGCGGTTTCACGGCGCACACGCCATTCGGCATGGCTTTTCCCGTATTCCGCATGCGAATCATCGGCGTGCAGCCAGTGGAACAATTCATGGGTGAGAGAGCATCGTTTCTGCACGTCGGTCATATGCTCGTCGATGATTATGGTCTGGATAGCCTCACAGTAGAGGCCTGAAGTGTCATCGTCAAGCGTGGCTTCGATGACGTGGACTGGCTGGGTTTCCACGGCATCGAGCATCTGCTCGTAGGTCATGCCACGGTTGATGGGCATGTGGCGGTCGAATGGTGCGGCCGTCAACACGGTTGAATATCCTCCTATCGAATCGGTTCGAGAAGAGGATACTCTGACAGAACAGGGGCGAGCAGTCGTCACTAGCGGCCGTCACCGCCTTCCATTTCCGCGAGCTTATGCGGATCCTTGTTCGCCGCCAAGGACACGTCACCCCTACGTAGTTTCTCCAAAACGATACGCTTACGCTCTTCATCGGATAGAGACGAGGGTTTAACCGAACGTGCATGAGGAACAGGAACCGTGCCTCTCTTATCGGAGGTAACGCCCGTATCGACTGATGTGTCATGGGGAAGTCCGGAGACCGGAATGGAAGAGGATGGCCCATCAATAATCTGAACGACGTTGTCCCCATCCATGACGGCTACGAACTGACGGGCAAGCAGCCCGGGCTCGTTTTCCTCGGCAGCTCGTTTTCGGGCTAGGTTTCCGATCAATTCGATGGCATTGTCAAAATCTATGAGAGGTGCAATGGCATCAAGGTCATCCATCGTCCATGCAGCTTTTCCGCGCAATCGGACGGATACGTAGGATTGGCTCGTCTTCTCGCCCAAGGCCGAAGCAATCTGCTTTTGGGTCAGACTCTTTGCTCGCCGACGTTCTTCAACGAACTCCGCTATGAGCTTGGTGCTCTCCCCGGTCTTCTTAAGTCTGTCATTCCGTACCATGTTGTCATTCTATCTCTTGAGAGAACATTTTTCACGCTATAAAACACGCCGTATCTCCATAGAGATTGACACTATTCCAATCGACCCCTAATATCTCCCATGAGATACGAAAGGTTTTTTATCGCATGTCATCAAACGAAATCATCTCCCAAGCGATCCTCGCTCGCATGGCAACCCAGAACTACCAGGTGAAACAACTCGCCAAAGATCTAGGAACCACGCGAGAGGCAACGGGCCGCAGACTCAACCAGCACACCATATGGGACAGCAACGAACTCGACATCGTAGGCAAGGCACTGGGACTAACGGACATGTTCGGCCTCTGCGATTATGCAAGAGCCCTCGCCGAGATGAACAAGAACGTTCCCCTATCCAAGACCGTCTGACCGGGTTCTTCGGAAGAAAAGAGAGCCATGCGCATCAGGAGCATCAAGCCGGAGTTCTGGCGCAGCCGGGATATAGCGAATCTCAACTGGGACGCCAGACTGGTTTTCATAGGTCTATGGAGTTACGTGGATGATAACGGGGTAGGCAAGGATATCGACTACGACATCATCGGAGACCTGTTCGCGGCTGATCTCATCAAAGACCCTCGCGAGACTGTCGCGAGAGTGTCGCGAGCCCTCGCGAGTCTTTCTGAAGCTGGATTGATATATCGCTACGAGTTCGACGGCACCCCATATCTGGAGATTGCGACATGGTCAAGGCACCAGAGAATCGATAAGCCAGGCAAGTCGAGGTATCCGTCTCATGAGATGGCAGAACCCAATGATTCCAACGGTTCAGACCCAGATTCGCGAGACTGTCGCGAGAGTGTCGCGAGACCCCATCGAGATTTCCACGCCCGGAACAGGGGAACAGGGGAACAGAGGAACAGAGGAACAGAGGATATCTACTCCTCTCTATCCCCTCAAAATCCAGAATCGGAGAAAAACGAAAAATCGGCGGACGAGTCCGCCTCAGAGCCTGAAAACGAGAATGCTTCTTTCGAAGCTTCTCAGAGTTCCAGCAGGGTTGAGGAAACCTCTCCGATTCAGAAGAAACCGTCCGCGGTTTCTTCGAAGAAGAGAAAAGTTCCGAAAAAAGAGAAGAAGCCCGCGACCCGTCAGACCGTGTTGGCTCCCGACTGGAAGCCCTCGCCCGAACTGCGCATCGCCACGGCCAAGGCGGGAGTCAACCTGATCCGCGAAGTCACCCTGTTCGTCGCCTACTACACGCAGGAGAAACCCGAACACCGCAGCGCCAACTGGGATGCCACATACAGGCGTTGGCTCGAACGGGACATCCAAAACCTGAAAATGGGGCGCGACCCCAACAACATCGCGCTACACCCGGAGAACCTGCCGACGAACGGCAGGCTGCCGAAGAGCATGCTGAACGACATGCACAATGCGGAAGTCCAAGCGCGGGCCGCCGCCTGGGACGAAGCCCATCCGCGAGAGGAGGAATTCGATGAACTTTAACGAAGCTCTGCAGGTGCTGCGCCGCATCAACGTACATCACGGGAACGCGCCAATCAGCGACGCGCAGGCCCAATGCTTCTACGAGGAGCTGTCCAGATCGGTGTCGTTCGACGAGGCCAACGCCGCGGTACGGGAATTCTACGCATTGCATCCTCACGGCGAATGGATGACGGTGGGGGATATCAACCTCGCCGTGAGAAGGAAACGACGGCAGTCGATGCCATCGGAGGCGACCATCACCCGGCTGATGGAGGAGAACCAGATTTCCGACCCCGACGAGATGTGGCAGTTCCGACGCTCTCTGCTCAAATCATTGGGCCGTGGCCGTCCCGCCACGCAGGCGGTGCAGCGTGCGTTGGAATTGTCCCGTCACCCGATGCTGGGCGGCCCGAGGGACGGGGCGACGAAAAGCCTGCCGCAGACACGGCCGGGGGGAAACCCCGATCCACGCGATCCGGCCCCGGTCACGACCGTCGTCCAAAGCATCATCGGCGGACTCTCGGCTCGGCCGCATCGGGCGGAATAGCCCCCCGGACATCGCAAGAACATCGAATCAAAAAAACGCCATCAGAAAAAACCGATTGGAGAAAAAACAAATGGCAGACATCACCACACAAACAATCCGAGACACCTTCTTGGACAACCTTCCCGAAAACGTGACGCGCGAGGAGGGGGAGGAGTTCTGGAACGCATGGCTGGACAGGCAGCGCGAAGGGCATGAACCGGACATGCCGACACCTCCGGTCGGATTCCAGTACGCACCGGGCGAAGTGGACGAATTCGACTACGGCGAACCGGACTTGGAAGACGAGCAGCTGACTGAGGACCAGAAGCGAGACATGCTGGGACTGGTGCATGATTATGCGATGAACACGTCGGAACTGGCACGCACCATGCTGGACTGCCAGCATTTCGACGACCCGCAGGTCCGGGAGCTCGTACGTCAGACGTTCAAGGATCTCGAATGCGCCGGAAGCCACGTGTCTGATGCTTTGAAGCTGATGGGTTGGACCGCGGACGATGCGACGGTTGGCTGAAGTTTCTTCCGTTGCCGTCGATGCCGGGCCATGCGGCAACGGAAGAAAATCGGTTATTTTCAATAAAAAACCGGTTAATTACAAACCCTGAGGTTACAGTGGGAACTGTTTGAGAAAACTCAGGCAAGGAGAACCCTCGAAATGACCAAACGTAACAGCAGCGGTCTGCGCAATGCGGGCACCATCGCCACCGTCGCGGCATTGACCCTCGGCATGGCGGGGCCCGGCGTCATGACGGCCACCGCCGACGAAAACACCGCGAACGGCAACACCGGCACCAGCGCCGCCCAAGCCACGCAGGAAGTCAAATACACGACCACCGTGGCAGGCACGCCAGTCGACTTCACGAAGGACGGCAAAGGCGATTACACGGCAACCGTCCCCAAGGTCAAAGGCAAGTTCCAAAACCAGGTGATCGTGTCCGGCACAGACAAGTCCCAGATCACTCTGACCACCAGCCAGAAACCTACGGACGGGAAAATCAGCGGCCCCGTCGTCTACACCAGCGCCGCCGATTCCGCGCCCAAGTTCACGTTGACCGTCACGGATTATGAAATCGTCGACAAAATCGTCGACGACCAGCCGACCCAACCATGGAACGCCACCGTTGACGGCAAGAAGACATACCCCCTCGGCGTGAAAGGCGACACCGCATCCGCGGTCCTGGACCAAAGCGCCTCCTACCCGGGCGACATCACCGTCACCAACGGAGCAACCACCATCACGCTGACACCCGTCTACCAGAACGTCACCGTGGAATCCGGCGACAAGCTGGGCCAGCTGAACGTATCCGGCACCGCCGTCTACAAGCAGGCCGCCGACGCGACGAAGAACACTCCGGCATTCAACGTGACACTGCCGTTCGCCTACACCTCGGGCAACCCGGTGACCGTGGACGGCACCGAAACGGAACTCACCAAGTCTGATGACGGAAAATACCATGCGGATTACGCCGGTCCGACATTGGACGAATCCAACAAGCCCAGCACGGACACGGTGACCCTCACCGGCATCAAGACCACACTGCCCATCCAATGGGGCAAAGACGTGCAGGTTGTCGATAAGGGAACCGGCGACACCGCCAGCAAGTTCGTACGCCTCACCGGAACAGCTTCCGGCGAAGTCACCATCCAGGATGACGCCAGCAAGAAAAGCGTCACCGTGCCGGTGGAAGTGGATGTCACCGCGGATCGAGCCCAGGACAAGAGCTTTACCGGCCTGACCGTGACCCGCACCAACGCCAAAGGCGAAACCACCGTATACGACGGGGCCAAAGACTTCAATGCGAAATTCAACCCCAGCACCCATGAATACACGCTGACCCTACCGGCCGATGCGGTCGGCGACAGCTACACGCTGGGCCTCACCCACGGTGTCGACGCCCAGGCATCCAAGCCGACGCTCGCGCTCGGAGAGGGAGCCTCCCGCGTGCTCAAGGTGAACGTGAACGGAGCCGACTACACGGTTAACGTGAAATTCCAGCCGGCCGACCTGAAAGCAGATTCCCCTGCGAAACTCACCGGACTGTACGTGAACAAGACCGGCGAGAACACGAAGGGCCAGCTCATCGACAACTGGGATCCGAACCGGCTCGACTACGTGCTCGCACTGGGGGAGAAGGATCCAAGCCCGTATGTGCTGCCCGAAGCGCCTGACGGAGTCACCATCAAGGGCGGCAACATCACGCAGAACGCGCAATCCACCCGCCAGGAATGGATCGTCACCGACACCGCAACCGGCGTAAGCCGCACCTACAGCCTGACAGTGACCAGGCCGGTGAAAACCGCCGTCACCGAATTCAAGCCGGCAGACCCAGCGAAGCAGGATTCCACGGTGGACCCGGAAAGCCAGCAGGACACCAATCTTGCATCGCACGGCTACACCGGCAAGGACGGCAAATACGTCGTATCAGACAAGGGTTCCTACGAGATTCCCGAGGGTGGAACATTCGCCTATGAGCCGAAGAACGGGCAATCCGCGACCGTCACCGTCGCACATGAGGGCATGACCTACACGTACACGGTCAACGTGCTCGCGCCGGACGGTTCGACCTTCGCGCAACACACGTACACCGTCACCTACATCACGGCGGCCACGCACAAGGCGCAGCTCACAGGCATCCTCGTGGACGGTACGGCCGTCAAGGGCTTCGACCCGGCCAGACACGAGTACAACGCATCCGTGAACGATCCGGACGAATGGATGGTCTCCCCGCAGTACGACAAGGCAAGCGGCATGACCGTCAGCACCGAGAAGAAGGGTGCGGACGCCACCATTACTGTCACATCCGGTGACGGATTGGTCAAGACCACCTACAAGGTGCATGTCACCCGCAAACCATTCGGCGGCAACGGGAACAATGCGCTCGGACTCGCCTCCACGGGCGTCGGCGGCGGAACCGTAGCGTTCCTGTCGATGGCGTTGATGGCTATGGGAGCGGTTCTCGGACTCGTTGCACGTCGGCGCCAGCGCGGACGCAGCTTCTAATAGCAACGGCTTGCGACCTGATGCGGTCGCAAGCCTTCCATTATTTTTTCTGACTCGGCGTGAAATGTCGGGCAAAAAACAAGAAAAGGAAAGAACATGATGAAACAAAAACGGATTGTCGCCGTAGCGCTTGGCCTGGCCCTGTCCGTAAGCCCCATGATCGTGTTGCCCACCGCTTTCGCGGATCAGGTATCGGGGAACCCGTCCTCGTCGATTTCGGCCCGTTCGACGGCTCCGAATCCGCTCGACAAGTTCAACACCGAAGAGAAGGCGTTCCTCAACAATCACAAGGACAAGATCGCATCCGCCCTGGGCATCGACGGGTTCGACCCATCCACCACCGACTATTACGGCGTCAAGGAATCGGCACTCGACACGGTCGCAGGCAAGATCCCCACCTCGAACACGGGACTGCTGAAGCCGATGGGCGCGCCGCTCGAGATCGACACGAACGCCACCGGCTGGCTCGTCGACGGAAAGATCGCGAAGGACAAGCCGTCCTCCGGCGACATGGCATACCGGGTCACGATCAAGGGCAAGAGCGGCGGCACCGTCGCATACACGCTGCACACCGCCTCACAGGATGCGAGCAGCAAAGCCGATCCGGGCGAGCTGAAGGGCGTGACCGCCACCGCCAATGGCACCGCCGTCACGGACTTCAATCCGGTGAAGGACGGCACATACACCGTGCCCGACGACGCGGAGGTGAAGATCGGCGACGTGCCCGACGGATGGAAGCTCGACCATAAGGCGGATTCGAAGACCGGCACGCTCACCTTCACCTGCACGAAGGATGATGTGACCGTCACCTGGACGTTCAAGTACGATGACGGAACCACCACGCCGAGCACCGGGGACAAGGCCGATCCAAGCGAACTGGCGGGGGTGACCGCCACGGCCGACGGGAAACCGGTCGACGGGTTCGCCCCGACGAAGACCGGCACATGGACCGTTCCCGACGGCGCGGAGGTGAAACTCTCCGGCCTGCCCGACGGTTGGGCGAGCTATAAGAATCTTGACGCGAAACCCGGCACCCTGTCCTACGACATCAAGAAGGGCGACGTCACCGTCGTCACGTGGACGTTCACATACGATTCCACGACCGATCCGGACAAGCCCGCCACGGGCGTGGACGCATTGAAGGGCGTGACCGCGACCGTCGACGGGAAACCGCTCCCGAGCTTCGACCCGACGAAATCCGGCACCTACAGGGTCGCCACGGGCGCCGAGGTGAAGATCTCGAACGTCCCGTCCGATTGGAAGCTTGACAAGACCGCATCCGATTCGAAGCTGGTGTTCGCCGCTTCCAAGGACGGCACGACCGTCACTTGGACGTTCGAATACCAAGGCAAGGATGATGGCGGAGCCACCACCAACCCTGGTGACAATGCCGGAAACAAAAGCCAGAACAACAATGACGGCACGACTTCCAAGCCGACGGTGAACGGCGCGAACCCGCTCGCCTCCACCGGCGTGGGAATCGGCTGGGTTGGCTGGCTCATCGGCATCCTCGCTATCATCGGCGGAGCATTGGGAATCACGGTCGCTGTCCGCAAGCCGAAGGGCAAGGCCACAGACGAGACCCCGGCCCCGGAAGCCGATGACAGCGAAGCGTCATCCGATCAGCCGCTAAACTCCTGACCACCCATCGAAGGTTTGGCAGGAGAAGCAAATACCCTCCCCTGCCAAACCCCACGTTGAATCTTGATGCCATGCGGGACCCTCCTGCAAACCGGCTCCTATAGCATGACATCAACAAGGGATGCCGAAAGGCATCCCTATTTTTTTGGCTCTGTTAGACCAAGGTTGACTTTTTGACTTGCGACGTAGTTACCAAGTAGCTACAATAGTGGTATGAGAACAGGTAAGGTGGCGTGCATAGCCGATAGGGTCAGGAAGGAACTGGGCGAACTGACGCCGCAGGAGCGCGACCTTGCCGTCAAGGCGTTGCGCGACGCCCTGTACGAGGGGTTCGCGTTGGACGCGGCGACGAGCGACCCGAAACAGATGGACGCGTGCGTACGCTGCGGAAGTATCCGCATCATCCGCAAAGGGCACGGCCGTGACGGCTCCCAGCGTTGGAAGTGCATGAACTGCAACAGGACGTTCGGCGTTCGCACGAACCGGGTGATGGGCATG